TATGTCGCAAAATTAATATTTTATATTCATATAAGCAACTGTAACGCATAGTTTCTATTAGTTTTTAATACTTATTAAAGAATATATTAAATTATATAAAATATAATAGTATATAATTGGTTTGTATTACCTTTGCAAAAAAGGCAACTAACATGAAACAGATTTATCAATGCACACCAAAGGAACTCTACGAGCTTGCAAGCCAATACTCGAAGCTCGGAGTAATGAGCAGGGTGATACAGTGCTATGAGCGATTGCTATGGCTTGGCAAATTGCACCAGCTTGGCTATCTTCGTCTCGCCTTGATATATATACAGAGAGGAGAAAAGAACGCGGCAGAACGCATTTATGGTAGGTATATTGCAATCTATAAAGATTAATATAAATATGAAACAGATAAGGAAGATGTGTGTATTGAGTGAACTTTTCTTTTGTATAGCAGCTAACGCCCAACAAAAGATAACAAGCTTTTCACCCGTGCCAGATATGACTAAACAGACAATTGAACAATATGTCTCTACTCATTCTATTGATGAAATGGATAAAGATACGATTGTATTAGCTAATGTATATAGCCTTGTAGGATATAATTATGTAGATGAATATCTCGGCGAACTAACAGGTAATTTTATTGCCGTCGGCCAAGATTATCAATATGTGGACTCGAAAAGACAAAGTTATGAGAATCTTCTTTATGTGCTCACCGAAAAAGGATATGAGCAAACGCCTATTGAAAAAGAAGCTATAAAAAAGAAGATAAGAGGTTATTTTGCTTTCAATGATGATAACTCCTATTTTTTCAGGAATGACACCTTTGTGGTCAAGGCTAATAAAATCGATGGAAAAGAGAAGGTTTTTCTACATTGTATAAGCTATCCTCAAAAATATATACTCGATTTTGATTCTGATAAAAACAAAGTCCCTATAATAATCAAAGATAAGCTACTTAATATACTTCGAAAAAAGTAGATTGCTTCGCGCACACAAAAAGGATATTTAGAAAAGATAAAGAGTGAGGCATAATCACCCCACTCTTTATTGCTATACTGAAAGGCCAAAGCGGTCACTATATCGCCTCGCAGCCTTCAACCACGTTTTGGTAGACCTTGTTGCCCAAGATGTCACCGAACGCCTTGATGGCGTTACCCATGCTCTCGGCGAAGATTTCGGCCTCCTTTGAGTTCTCGATATGCTCGCTTGCAAAATACATGAGAGCCTTCTCCTGGACAGAAACGACCTCCTTCAAGAGGGAGATACACCGCGCGGTCTTGCCGCTTACTGAATACTGAGTTTGATTATCTTTGTTCTCCATGATTACTTTCTCCTTGTCGATTAATGGTTAGACTGATTGTTTGCGCTTTGGGCAGCCTGATCGCCATTTATCTCGGCAATGGCTGCCTTCATGTTAAAGTTGTTGTTGAATAAGGCAAGAATAAAACGCTTGCCACGTTGATTCCACACAAGGGTCACATTGGTGCTTGGTTGGCCATTAGCCTTGAAAAAGGTGTATGTGCGGGTGCTTGCAAGCTTCCAGCCGCGGAAGATGCCTTTCAGGTGCCAAGAACCAGATTGAAAGTATTGAATGCCAGCGTTGGCGAGTTGCCGGTTGAGTGCTCTTGCGCTGATGCCAAGGTCGTCAGCGACCTGTGTGGTGGTAAGGCAATCCGTTGATGCAAGTGTATCATCGTAATACTTTACCTTTGGCGCGGCAACAGTCAATTCCTTCTGCTGAATGCCTATTGTCTGTGCCTGCTGCTCGGTCTGAGCTTCAAGCTCACGAACCCGTTGCTCGTTCCGCTTCAATGTCTCATCCGCGATCTTCAAAGCACGTGCCATGATGGCCTCAGGGGTATCGTTGACCGAAGATGCGATGTAGCCACCCTTCGTGCGGATCTCATGAAGAATTTGCTTAACACCCTTCTTGAACTGCTTGGCCGCAGGTTTGCGTGATTGCATAAGCACCTCGTACAAACCATCCTCAGTTAAAAACCAAGTGTCACCTTGTAAGCTGCCTAGGTTAAACCTATGCACCTCGTCTACATCCACCCTTTTTACAAGGTCTGGAACGTTCTTAATTGCAAGCCAAGACGCAACATCTTTTGCCCGAAACAAAGGGTGCTCTATTGAGCCCCAAACATCAATCTCCTTATCAAGGAAGATTGACTTGTTGATAATTTTGATTTCGTTCATTGTACTATGATTTTTGAACGTTAAAAACTTGTGTGGTTGATACAACTAAAAACGTGTACCGCTTTACCCCTTTGTTCAATGCCTCATAGTGGAAAGCACGGATGCATCATTACAATACACCCAAGGGGAGCGATACACGTATATCGTATCTCGTTAAGAAGCGAGCATAATAAATGCTCCACCTGTATTTGTATGGCAGAGCTTCTAACCTCGCCACTATGATTTTTTGAACACCGCAAATTTAAATAGACTTTTACGATGAGCAAAATATTTTCGTGGATTTTTTTTGAAAGTAATAAACATTATTATGTAATTAAAGCTATCTATTATTAAAAGTAATAGAAAACTGGAGAAATACTAAGCGCTATTACTGCTCTTGTTTCTTTGCCACAAGCCTACTCTTCGTAAATCTTTGCTCATACAAGCGTCCTGTTTCATCGCTTTTGGTTTGGAAAACGATTGTTTTGGCCGTCTCCTTCACGATGCCTGTTATGGTTGACGTGTAGCCATAATTCCAAATGAGAACGTCTCCTATTTTTAGTGTTCCTGCCTGAACAGCAGGTTTCTCTCCAATTCCTTGTAAATGTATATATGCCATAATGGTGTATGTTTGATGTGTTTCAGGTACAACCAGGTACTTCAAAGTACTTTGATTACTTTTTGGGCTCACAGTAGCCATCTTCTTCATGGAAGTTGTATCTGGCCTTATCCTCTTCGGGCAAGTTGTGGTAAGCTTCTATACGCGCATCCGTTACATTCTTCATGTCATATAGCCGCTTCATGATTTCGGACCATATAGCAATGATTTCTTTGTTGTTTACGATGTTATCGGTAAACTTGTCGGCTTCGTCTTGCATATAAGTATTGAGAAGGTTATCTGCTGCCTTGAATGCCCTATCGGCACGAAACCGCCGATAACTATCTTCGAGCTGAATGTTGAACTTGCGATTAATGACGCTAAGCACATGGCCGTAGGTGTCGTTAACCTGTTGCACAAGGTTCTGAATCATGATGATATAGGAGCAGATGTAAGGATTCCGCTTGCACTGGAGGTTGCGCAACTTGCTTTCAATAACCTTGCGTAGTTTCTCGATCAAATCGGTTACTTTGTCGTACAAGACGCTTGAATACTCGTTGTAGTACTCCTCATTCATGTGCGCCTCATAGATGCGCATAGTACCACGGACGGCTTTTTGCAACTCAACAAAATTATGTTTCACCGCAAAACGTAACACGCCTTTCTTTTTCAATATATCGGCAGCAAGAATCAAAAAATTGTCGGCGATAACATATTCCATGTAACACGTCTGACACAACATAGAATACGTGTAATCGAGTGCTTGTTGCACTTCTTTGGTGTTCATAGAACGAGGGGCAGCGATTCGGGAATAAACCCCTGCCACCTCAATCTCCAAGTAACGTTTCTCAATGGAAAGAGAAGTAATGTTATTCATTTTTAGATACTGTTTGATTTTGCAAATCTCCGAGAGCTTTGGTAAATCTCTCATTCTTACTCAAGCGCTCTATGATTTCTTTCATAGAGTTTGCGTAGAAACTGCCATCAGCTCGCTGCCAGCCTTTGTCTACCTTCACGAGATAATTGGCCTCTGCTCTGTCGAGCTGAATATTTTGGTCAACATCAAAGTACGTCCGCTTTTGTATGACTATACGCATAGAACGGTCGTTGCTTTCAAGCTCGTACCCATTAGCTAACTTGGCGGCGTAAGGCATTTCGCTTGTTGCTCCAAAGGCGTAATTCTTTTCGTCCATCACAACACCTCCACGAATCTTTCGCCTGTATAATCATCAGCGGTTAAGATGATCTCCTCATTGTCTAACATAGCATGCGCTACGTTTCGCGCATCCTTATAGGATGCAGCCTCGATAACTACATCTTTTGCTAATGTTTCTTCTATATGAACTCTGTATTTCATAACGAATATGATTCTTAATGATTAGTATTCTGTTTGATGTTATTGAGCTCGTCACACATATCTTCCGATACGATTACCAGATGATGATAGTCAGATGATTTAGCTTGCTTCATATACTCGTTTACCTCATCTGCTGTCTTTCCGCATTCCTTCATGGCGCGGCCAACATATCCCATGATGGCATAAGCATTGCCATCGACTCCAACTAATGAGTACATACAGGCTCCTTCTTCAATTCTTGTTTGTAGAAAAGCGCAGTCTCAATAATGTCGTTGTAGAACCACTGCCAAGCGACAATTATGTTCTGTTCTTCTGTGAGTTGTAACCACTCGCCGCAAATCTTGTGGTAGCGGACGCAGAGCCTGTCGAGCGATAAAGCGATCTTCTTGCCATACTCATCGGCCAGCTCGTCATAGTTGACATCTTTGCCTGAAAGCAAACGTCTTGCCAAACGCTCAGCCGTGTCGTGCCATAGGTTGTATATGGTCTTCTCGTTGTCCAGCATCAGATACAGGCTTTCCATATCATCTGTGCGTCTGTACTGAATCATTTCTAAACTTGTCATAATGTATTTGTTTTAGTCAATAAAATCACTGAATGTATGAACTTCAATACCTCCTTCGTAGAAGGGTTTCTTGTAACAAATATAGCCCATCCAATCGCCATATTCGTGAACGCGGTACATGTGATAGCCAGCCTGACGCAATGCGTCGAATGCTGCCGACATTTCGCAGCCATGTATTCTAACACAACCTTTGGTATCGTGGCGGTTACTAAAACTCGGAGACATCAAGCTGATGTATCTGTTAGCCGGTCGGCATCCATTATGTGAACCGCTGTACGGATGAAACACATTCCAGCAACTTTTAGTAAGAAACGCATCACATAATGCTTGCACTACCTCTGTGCGAATCTCCGTTGGTCGCACATAATCGTTCTGTTGTACTTTTACTTTGATTTCCATGTTCAAGCATGTCAAATTAATAAAGTATGCGCTTAACGTTTTCGCCCAACGGACTGTATGAAGGTGTCGTCTTGTACTTAACGTTTGTTCCAACGTGACATGAACCGAATGTCACTCGGGTTTGCCGTGTATTCTCACGTCTTGTAATTTTACGACTTTACCAAGGTTTGTCGGAAGGATAAAGCGCCTCTCTCGCTGCGTTTGGAGTTACACCTCTCGATTTCTCGCTTTCAGTCCTTTCTTTGTTTGTGAGGCAGGAAACGGCTCAAAGGGAACTTCTAACCGCAAATCTATAAGACTGCCTGAGGTTAATGATGCCTTTTGGGCCGTTGTTGGTGTTGCTCCGATATGGTTTCTTTCCCCAACGGCAGAATTTTTACAACATGCTGACGAGATAATCAATCTCCTCTTCGCTGAGCGCAATCTTGTTTCTGCGCTTAATCTTGATAGTGTTAGCCATTCCAATTTTTTCCCTTGCAACTCGGAGAGAATTGCCACCCTTTGCTTCTGTCACAAGCAAATCCTCAACGAAATCAAGCATATCCTGATCGTGTGCCTGCTGCTCCTCATGCAACTTCTTTTCAAGCATATCGGCCTTAGCGTTGAATGAGCAACATCTTTCTATTGCAAAGTCGTTGCGGATATTCTCAATCATCTGATCAATATCATCTTGGCTGAAAAAATCATTGAAGTAAGTATCGCCCTTCTTCTCACCTCTTAGAGCCATCAAATGCTTTATCTCCTGTTCTTTTGTCATGATTGAATGCTTTTGATAGTTATGCCAATGCGTTGACCTTCTCGTTGTAGAGCTTCATGCTTTCTTTGAGCTCAGAAAGCATCTTCTTGTTAGAAAGGAGCTCGCCAATAGCCATGTAATACTTCGCCTTCTCATCTGAGTTAAGAATATCGAAGTCACCAGAGGAAGCAATGTTTGTAGCAAGTTTATCATCATCCCATCTTGTCTTGGTGTAGTAAACCAATTCTATTGAGTCGCACCATTTAGGCGATCCTGACAAAGAAAGCGACAAGGTAACATGTGCGCACCCAAAGAATACGCTCTTCACGCCCCAAACTGGAGCAGCTTTCAAAATAGACTTAAACTTAGCCTCGGCCTCGTTCGTAATGTCCTCGAACTGCTGGTCTAATGATTTAGATGTTAATGTTTCCATGTTCGTTGATGTTTAATTGTATTCTTGTTATTAAATATGTCGCAAAATTAATATTTTATATTCATATAAGCAACTGTAACGCATAGTTTCTATTAGTTTTTAATATTTATTAATAGTTTCTATGTGTATTTTATTAGTATTGCGCTGTTTTTAACCAGTTGCTCACAGTAAGACAGAAATCAGGCAATGAGCGACAAAGTGAATATTGATGCCCGAGCCGTTCGACGTCAGCTTGAAACTTTTCTTGTAATTTACTTTGGCAACCTTGCTTTGTCTTCACCTCGACAAACAAAACCTTTCTATGGGCTACGATAATGAGATCAGAAAATCCTGCCAATACACCTTCGGCTTTCATGATTTTAGCTTCCAACGAATTACGATAGCCCCCGTTTGGTATGGCCGCGATGATATATTGTGGATATTGCAAGCGAAACCATTGTACCATTTGACGCTGAATCTGAGATTCTATATGCCGTGGTGGCTGCCGCTGATGATTGGTTTTAGCTTGCAATTTTAGCAATTCGTCGTACTTCATACCCACGTCTTGCATTTAAGATTTGAGATATTTTCGTAACGTATAGTGCAATTTTTGTTTTGGTACTGACCATCTTTGGCCATAGCATTCCAAAGTGCATTTAAGCAGATGCCCAGTGTTTTTTTGCTATACCGCAGATATATCTCGGGGCAGGTTCGGAAAGCCTCTGGCTGCGATCCTTCTTTGTTAAACTTCAAAACCACTACCCTACGTGCCCTCGTGGGCTTTATCATCCTTTTCATCATTTATTCACCTCGCTTTCTATTTGTTTCTGTGATTCGTGGATAAGCAAGTCGAGTATCTTGCCTATGACAGCTTTGTTCTTGATGTCGTAAAAACCAACGGGTGTAGCAAGAGATATGCAAGAAACAAGTCCATTGTTCCGTAATTGCTTGTATTGACCATTAAGCTCTTCTATTGATTGTTTTATCATACTACGCATATTAGTAGCCAAGAAAGCAAAGTATCGCCTCCTTGGCTACGGATGAAATGTATTAAAGTTTAAAAACTACTAATTTTGCCAAAGGCGTTCCCTTGGGGATAATAATGTTGCGCGAACGAGATCCGAAACTCGTCTGCTCTTGTATCTTGGTTTCGTCGTCTATGGATAGCAACACTTTAACTTTATCCATCGTGTGGATAGGAATCAGCCGAGAATGAGATAAGCGATAATCTGTTTCAGTAGGCAAGCCATGTATTGTGTTATCAACTGTTGGCATAACAAGTGCATGATAACCATCTTTCAAGATGATACCTGTAAGCAACTCCATCACGCCATGCCTTGCTTCGATGTCAGCACTGGCGCAGACAAGAAACGACGAGCTATCAAGTCGTGTAGGCATCACGCCGTAGCTTTCAAGGTCAAACGGAAGTTCGTCTTGACCGCTATTCTTTGCGCTCTCTTGCGCATTCTCAGTCTCTGTAAGCAGATCATTAGCTTGCATGCTTAATGGCCGCTCTGCTGTGTTCTTTCTGGGTCTTGCCATAATTTACTCTTCTTTATTGTTTGACTCCCCTTCCCATTCCGGGTCTAATATTTCAACATCAGGGGAGACATCATGGGAGAACACTTCAATGATCTTGGTTTCTTGCAAAGCTATGACCTCATGACCAAACATTACTGTCCCAAACATTTGTTCTATGTTAGTCAAAGCCGAGCGCATAGAAGATCCCTGCACGAGGTAGGTTACAACCGTTCGTTTCTCCTTTTCTGTCTTTTCATCAAGCGTAACGAATAACACCTTAGCTTTGTACCATTTACTCTCGCCTTCTTTTCCTGAAAAGGAGATTTCACGATAAGCAGCTTGCGCCTCGGATTTAATCTCAAAATCACCAGATATGCTATCTGATAATTTTTTCGTAACAATGCTTTCCGCTTCTGTGAATGACATCGCATCAACCGCATACTTCTCAGTCACCTTTTTAGATGATCCATCCTCCATTGTTTTCTCAAGCCTGATGCCGACTTCAAAAAACGTACCTATTCTTGATCTCATACTTAACAGTACTTAGTTAAAATGGAAGGTCGTTGAGGTCGCTCACTTGTGCAAATGGCGCATCGCACGAAGCGGCAGCGTTAAGAGCATCATTATTCATAGGCTTTAAGCCACCAAGAATAGGCATAGCTCTACGCTCTTCGTCCGACATCTGCTCACGCACATCTTTTGGCAAGGACTGCTTAATCATGTGCGTCTCCTCATACTTAGGATTTTGCAATTCCCAAGCGGAGAGGTCGAGATAAACGGCTTTGGCTCTGTTAGTCATATCTTCAGTGCTGACAAACAGATGATTCTCTTCAATAGGGACTACGAAGCAACGTAGCACCTCGCCACGTCCCTGAATTTGCATGACTCCAGCTCTTTTGAGCTTCATCAAATTGATTTTCACGTTGAAATTTGTCATAATAAAATATTGTTATAAACAAGGGCTTTATCGTAGGAGTCGAACCCACGTAATGCTCACCTACGAGGCGTTTTGCTGACGCTGTGCCTATCCGATTAACACCATAGAGGCCATTTAGAAGGGCGGGGCACTAACAGACACCGCTTGCCGATATTCCGCGAGTGCTTTGCCGCCTATCTGTTCAGGAGAGCGGAGTCGAACCGCTTAATGAACCAATACTATTCGCGCCTATCCGATTAACGCGCTATCACCTGACCCGTGAGTATCGCTCGCAGCCTCACGGCTCATAGCGATAACATGATTAAACCTAAATCTACCAACATTTTAAGAAAAAGAAAACCTTAAATAAAAGGCCAACGTCTCACGACGTTTTGAGTGGCCTATACAATTAGAATACAATTACAATATCTTTTGCTGTATGAAATTACTCATTGCAAGGTTTTGCGAGAGTATCATTGGTTGATCGAGCTGCGTAGATTTGTACATATCTGTTGCAGCGTTATACAAGTCCCAAGCAGTCACCTCGTTCTTCTCGGCGTAGGTGAGCATCATCCTCTCGGTGAGCTTACTTATCTGTCCTTGGTTGAGCGGAACAACCTGAATGTTCCGAATAGACTTGTGTTTCGTCTCGGAGGCCACTCGCAAAGCGGTAAGCATTCCGATGATGGTAAACATTTCCTGTGCGATAATCTTGCGCTGCTTCATGCGCACAATAGTTTCGTCGTCAGATGCTACAATATCACGCAAGTTGGCAAGCCATGAATCGGCCTTGCCTAATAGCTCGTTGAGCTGATATGATCGCCGACCGCTATTGATATCCGAATACGTGGCGGCATAATTCTCGGCATTGAGCATGCACTGATTATGGCAGATAACCACGTTCCGGCCGATGCCAAGTTGAATGCCCTTCTGATGGAACGACACTGACATATTTGTTGTTATTGCATCATTGCCTGAACCCGAATCAAGGTCACGCAAACGGATGTTGCAAAACACTCGGCGCAAGATATGCGCCTCTACGGCTCTGTCGCCAATCAACGCCTCCTTCTCGGGGAGTCTTGTTACGCCTGGTGTGTTGCGATCTTTGTTGTTAGCAGCAAACAAGTCGTAGATCTCAGGCTGGTAGCCATAGCGCAGACACTTATCTTGTATCTGACGGATGAGATCGAAGTGGTAGATGCCTTTCAAGGGCTGTCCGTTGACATCATTCTCCTTCTCTGTGCGCTCGAGCTGTTCGAGCGTGAGGATCTGAACCTTCGAAGTCTCAAAATCGAGGAACTTGTTAGAGTTGTCGCTCATCAATTTGTTCTCTTCAACTGTGACAGGAGCCTGTACCACAGAGGCGCTTCCCATCAAATTCATTGTCATTGCATTCATAATTGTAATGTATTATATGATTATTAATTAGCCAAAGATGTAGGCAAGCCACGTCGTTACAAACAATAAAGCAAGTGCGACGCTCGCTGAGCCTATCACAAAGGCTGTTTCTTTTATCTCTTCAAGAGACCAATTATTAGGATTTTCCATGTCGTCATTAATATTTATGTCGCAAAATTAATAATATGTATTCATCTAAGCAAATTCTCTAATACGCAATTAATATTTATTATTAGTTCATTATTAGTTTTTAAGGTTTGTTAATATAATATTTCAATTATTCTTTTTAATTTTGCGGTTGAAATCTAGAAGGTGATAAGAAGATATGCTCAAGCGTGAGAATTATATATAGAGGTCAGGTAGGGAGTTTTTCTAGATTTCGCTCTCATCTGACCTCATTTTATATATAAACGATGATTAAAAATATGAGACACAGCATGGCTAATCAAATGTTCAGGGACAAAAAGTTTCTGAAAGCCATCGCATTGGTCTTACTTTATCACGCTAAAACAAATAGTAACACCTGCAATAGATACTCAGTAAACAAGTTGCGCTCAATAACAGGCGCGAGTTCGTCTGCTATACGATCACGTTTGCAAACATTGAAAGAGCGCGGACTTGTGAAGACAGAAAGCGGAACACTCGTTTTCATGTCTATTATGTCTAAACACAAAGATCGAAACCAACGATTAGAAAATGTATCATATAAAAACTTAGCAGATGTAGAAAAATCCCTCTATGCTATTTTGATATGCATCCTTCAAAGAAGGAAAGATTTTATCCACCGTGCATTTCTGCTCATGCAAAGCTCGCATGATTTGAAAACAATCAAGTGTGCCAAGCGAATTATAAGGAAGTACGGAAAGGGTGAGAAATATACTGAATTGGGACTGTCGTATCAAAAAATAGCAATCAAGCTCGGTGTGTGCATTAAATCAGCTTTTGATTATGTTAAGTTTGCGATCGTTCGCAAATTCATAGCTTGCGAGAACCATTTTAAGAAGAAATTCTTAAAAGGGGTGAATTTTTATCCTGTACCTGGATTTACTTTCACAACCAAAAACTATGCTTATTTAGTCAAAGCTAACACATATACTGTAATAGATAAAACATCTATACATCATACGCTGGCTGAAGCCAGCTTGTGCCCATCGGCCTCGCATAAAGCTTGGTATATATAGATTATAAAAAACTAAGATTCCCAAAAATGGAACAAAACGAAAGGAAAAAGAACAGAAGACGAACGGCGGTATCATACGATATTCGCGAGTTTATTTATGGGCATACCGAGTATGTCACAGATTGTCCATTCGGTGAATATGGGCGATACACGCATGCGATAAACAAAGTAGGAGCGCTTGAATGTAATAGATGCCCCTATCAGATAAAAAACAACACCGAAGCACAAATCGTTCGTTGCTCCCATGATACAGACAGAAAGGAGGTGATTCATGATTACCATCTGTCTTGACCGCCATGAATTCCTCTATGCTATCGAGGGATTCGCAAGGGGCTCGCACCTCCGTCAATACGTCTGGCAGGATATTGTGTGGAAGAGCATTCCACAGATGAGCGACGACGATATGGACTTTCTCTGGTATTTCATGCGTCGTAACCTCTGGGAGTGCTATTTCAACAATATCAGAGGCGAGCTGCACAGGGATGTGGGATGGAAGGACTTTCTCCGCGTCATGGCAGTACTACACCGTGGCAACCGCCATAAGGTCACATTCAAGGCGTTGGACGGGAAGATCCATAGGTCATTGTGCTATATGTTCGGCGGCAAGTATTGCCCCATATACCAACAAGGCTCCTCTAAGAGGAAGATGGAGTTTTTCGCCTCGTACATACCGAGCGAGTGGGTGGTAAGTGTGAAAACTTGCGAGATACCCGAGAACCCTTACATCAACATAGGCGACGAAGACCACTGGCATAATGACCTGTCGCTGTATAGCTCGGAGTCATTGTCGGACGAGCAGTTGAAGCCTGACGATCATTGTTCCATATCGTCAGATTGAAGGAAAACAGATTTAAGACAGGGCTAATACGTTAAAACGAAAATATAGAGTATGAAGAAGATTATGTTCAACGACAAGTACGGTCTTACACAGGCCGTACTTGAAGGCAGAAAGACACAGACAAGAAGAATAGCCTATACGCAAAACGGGTTTGTTGTGTTTGATGATGAAGATTTCCAACTCAAAAAGCTCGACAACGGCCAAGCTTTGCTTATGCTTCGCAACAATAGGCTTAAAACCGCCAACTATAAACTCGGTGAAACCATAGCCATCGCCCAGAGATACGAAGATCTGTTAAATGACGATGAATTTTATCGTCTTTGTGGCAAAAACGGAATGCCTTTGGAGCGCATCGGATACGAGAAAGGATGCAAAAACAAGATGTTTGTCCGTGCAGACCTTATGCCCCATCATATTCGCATCAACAACATCCGCGTAGAACGTCTGCAAGACATCAGCAATGGAGGCTGCCTGAAAGAAGGCATTTGGCGTGACGACAACGTAGGGCTTGAAGGCACGACGTATTGGTATCACGGTCTTGCCAATTCCTCGTTCCGAACTCCGCAGGAAGCCTACGCCTCCCTTATCGACCTCATTTCCAGCAAAGGCACTTGGGAGAGCAACCCTTATGTAGTAGTCTACGAATTTGAGCTGATTGACTAAAAAGTAGAAAATATGAGAACAATCAAATTCAAAGGAACATGTATTACTCCAGAACGTGAGGGTGAGACGGTATACGGCTCACTACTTGCGCTTCCTGATGAAAAGGTCAGGATTCTGGAGCCTTGTAGTGGGAGCGTATTTAATTTCTGTATTGTTGACCCCGATACCGTCTGTCAGTTCACCGGCTTCACCGACATGAATGGCACGGAGATTTACGAAGGCGATGTGCTACGCGTTGGTTCAATCCTTTGTATTGTAGAATGGGTCAAAAATTCCGGATGCTTTTCATTAAAGGAAGAAAATGGTGAATTTATAAAACTTCCTGGTCTAAAAGATTTTGGATATACATTGGATAATTACGCATGTATCGTAGAGGGCTCTATCCATGATCCCAAATGGAAGAATAAATTGGATATTTAAGAAGATTAACTAAACATAAAAGATTTATGGAGCAACAAGAAGTGAGAATACCGATTGTCGGTGTGATTGAAGAATCGAGACATAATCCTACGAGCGATCATTGTTTCGTTGACCATTATCCGAATGGTGATGGCATTTATCTCGTAAAGTTCGACGACGGATGTCAACAATTACGTAGTGTGCAAGCCAATAACCAACTTGTTGATGGGAGACAGGGAGTCTGCCATTTCGATTTTCCTCTCCCTTCTCAGGTCATAGCCGAAGGAATCAAGAAGGAGCATGAAGCCACGCTCAAGGACGCTATCGAGTCTTTGCGCACGGATGTCATTCGTGCTGTCAACGCTTGTCACGAGGATATGCTCAGAGAGTGCGGAGTGAACCGTCGTCTACTTGACGAGGTCAAGGAGAGTGGTCTGGCATCAGGCAACGGCATCAGCGAGAAAACCTTGCTCGAAGCGTTGAAGGTGGTAGCGGCAGGAAAGCATGATTGAGTATGACTGACGCCACCCCATATATAGTATATAGATTAAACAAACCCCACAAAACATGGAACCAATAAAAACAGAAGACAACAACCGCATGGAGGCACTTGCCTACATCATCGCCGACCTGAAGGCAGAGAACATCGAGCTTGTGCAGTGCGTGCATCAGCTCGTGGACGACTACAACGACGTGGTTCGTCAGTTGCGAGGAATGGAGAAGCGCAAGGACGACCCTGAAAAGCAGATGCTCGGCAATATGCTCAAGATGCGCGACCATTGCGACAAACTGGAAAGGATGAATGGAGAGCTGGAGCGTTTTGCAAAAGCAATCCACACCTTTGTGAAGGACAAAAACCTTTATATGGAAAAAGGAGTGTCCTGCGGCTACAGACAAGGCCACCCTGCTGTGTGTTCTATAGCCTGTCTGGAATGCGACTCTTGCCTGGGTATCATTGATGGCTGCGGCGTGATCTGCCGGCAGGCTCTTTTGGGGTTGAATATTGGACCTGTCAGGCTATGACCGACACAACACGCCCCCTCGTAGTCGGCATGATTCAGACGAGCGAGTAGAAGGAAAACTCAACCACTGCACATTTCTTTTCATTAACGGATTTATAGAGAACAACGAACAATGAGTGACTTAAAGATTTTTGCAAAGACCATCGAACCTGAAGCTCAGGAGCAAGTAAGGCAGATGGCAGAGAGCGATGCTTACCGCGACTGTAAGATTCGCATTATGCCCGATTGTCATGCCGGCAAGGGATGCACAATAGGCACTGTGATTGAAACCCGTGGCAAGGTTGTACCTAATACCGTAGGCGTGGATATAGGCTGTGGTATGCTTGTTGTGGACTTGGGCTTTGGGGACATTGACATGTCCCTGCTCGACCGCGTCATCAACGACAACATACCAAGTGGACACAACGTGCATGAGCAGTGTTTGGCTTCGGTGATGGTTGACGTTATGCAAATCCAAATCATGGAGCTGCTGCCTCCCTGGAAGTATTGCTTCGACCTCAATTACGTCATGCGCTCGTTAGGCACACTCGGCGGCGGCAACCACTTCATAGAGGTGGACGTGGATAGCTTTGGACGACATTATCTCGTGATACATTCGGGTAGCCGTAATCTGGGCGTGAAGATATGCAACCACTTTCAGAAGCTGGCGGAAAAGATATGTGACAATAGCGCGGAACGCGAGCATATCATTTTCTCATTGAAAGCCTCTGGCAGACAAAACGAGATAAACGACGCGTTGCGCCAACTGAATACTATCCCCAAGGATTTAGCCTATCTCAGTGGCCCTTTGCTTGGCGACTACTTCAATGCCATGCGCTTGTGTCAGCATTATGCCGACTTAAACCGCCGACTTATGGCGCAAACTATCGTCAAAGGTCTTGGAATAAAGGTGTCGGACGACTCGTTCACTACCGTACACAACTATCTCGACACCTTCGGCGGCATAATACGCAAGGGAGCTGTGAGCGCAAAGCGTGGCGAGCCCCTGATAATCCCTCTGAACATGCGCGACGGTTCGCTTCTGGGTACAGGCAAGGGCAACGACGACTGGCTTCAGTCGGCTCCGCACGGTGCAGGCAGACTGATGTCGCGCTCGGCGGCCAAGAAGCAGCTCAGCATGGAGGAATACCGCCAACAGATGCACGACATATACTCCACATCGGTATGCGAGTCCACCATCGACGAAGCACCAATGGCGTACAAGTCGGCAGAGGAGATTGAAGAGCTGATTGACGACACCGTGACCGTGGTGAAGCGCATCAAGCCGATATACAACTTTAAGGCGAAGTAATAACAATTAACGAAAATGTAGAGGACAATGATTAACCCCGAAGACCTTAGAATAGGCGACATTGTGCAGACTAACAAAGACTGCACGTTCCCGAAAGGCACATTGTGTATCGTTACCGAAATCCATCCCGACCTTCAGTATAATGACAAGAAGGGAGTCGTCACTCTGAAGGCTGCCAACGACGAAGACGACGGCCCATGGGGAACATGGTGCAACAACATCGATGGCGTACCCATCACGCCCGAAATCCTTCGCAACAATGGCTTTAAGGAAGATGTTGAGGGCAAGTACTTCACAAGGCCAATCAAAGCCAGAGCAGGCAGTTCCCTTGCCAGATATTTGGCTATAGAACGAAAAAAATACGCTTGGGCAATATTTATAAAGTATTACAACGTGACAGGCTATGCACTCTTATGTCATATAAAGTACGTTCACGAACTACAGCTCACCCTTAAGATAGTGAAATTTAGTCCGGAAATGAAAGTATAGCCACTTTGCCGACCCATTAGGCGACCCTCGCATCGTCCGCTACGACAGCGAGACCAAACGCTCGGCACGACGAGACACAACGGCTGCGAGGCATGGGTTTACGATTGTTGAAGGTGCCGATTAAAACGTAACAAAGCATGATAGAGCTAAACAAGATATACAACGAGGATTGCTTGTCGGGAATGAAGAAGATTCCAGACGGGAGCGTGAACTTAGTTGTGACAAGCCCTCCTTACGACAACCTACGCAAATACGGCGGTGTGGGAAGGAGTCTTTGTTTTGAAAAATTCAAAGATGTCGCTTTAGAGATAAAGCGTGTTTTGGCAAAAGGCGGCGTATGTGTTTGGATTGTAAGCGACGGATGCGAAAATGGCAGCGAGTCTGGTACATCCTTTCGACAGGCGTTATATTTCAAAGAGTGTGGGCTTAATCTTTATGATACGATGATTTGGGAAAAGCCATCACCGCAAGCCCCAACAGAAGGACGGTATTATGATGTGTTCGAGTACATGTTTGTTCTATGCAAAGGGAGCAAGCCTACTCATTTGAACCTTATTGCCGACCATGAGAACATTTCTATAGGTTCGGTTTCTACGTGCGAAACAAGGAGTTGCGCAGAGGATAGAAAACAAACAGGAAGGAAGCGGGTCGTGAAAGAACGTTGCAGAAGGTTTAATGTGTGGAAAATCAGCCGTGACCAAAATAAAACAGGACATCCTGCCGTATATCCGTTTCGTCTTGCCCGTGATCATATAATCAGTTGGAGTAACGAAGGTGATACGGTACTTGATCCTTTCATTGGCAGCGGCACCACCGCCATAGCGGCCATCCGCGAGAAGCGCAACTTCATCGGCTTTGAGCTCAACGAGGAGTATTACGACAAGGCTTGCAAGCGCATCCGCTGGGAAATGGCGCAACAAACATTATTCTGATTAACAAAGAGAAAAGAAGGCAGACGATGATTAAAGCAGAAGACTTTAGAATAGGTGCTTGAATCAAAATCAAAACAAGGAAGGATTAGAAGAAGGATTGATAGACGACCTCAACCTATCAACTTCTTCTAAAGCTATTACGAAATTTCACATAAACAGAAAAGCATTGAAAGTGAATAAGGCTCTAATAAGACAAATCCGTTGTAAGCTCTTATCAAACACAACGGATGCCGAGAAAGCGGCTGCACAGAACTGTTTGCTGCTTGGGTATCGTATTGTGCGGCAGCAACCAATTATGACAGGGAGGAGATTATATTTTGCCGATATATATCTTCCTGAAATCAAAACCATTTTAGAGCTTGATGGAGGTTATCATTATACAAAAGACCAAAAACGCAAGGATAACAATCGCTCGTCTGGCATTTGGCGACTTGGTTACCATGTGGTTCGCCTAAGCAATCATAATGCACGAGACATCAATAAGTTAAGAGCTAAGATTAACCTAATAAAAAAGAAGCACGGCCTAAAATAGCAAATTTCTCCAACCACGGTTATTTTGTTTACACAGCGAAGAAAATTCTTCTAAAATTATTAATAGGTATAATTATCTTTGCCGTATAATCATTTAGTAACAAAAACAGAACAACTATGACAATTAAAGAAAAAGTGCTTGCTTCTGCCAAAACGTCATTTGCAAAGTACGGTTTGAAGAAGGACGAACTTTCCAAGTTGGTAGACCAGATTGTTGCAAGTCGTGGCCTAACAGATGAGTCAAAAGAGGAAGATGTTACAGGTGCCATCACGGCTTTCGAGCCTATCGCTGGCTTAATGCAATCCATGTTCAATCGAGCAGTCTCCGAGACTGGAAAGAAGTACGAGGGTTGGATTGATCCTAACGCTAAGAATAATGAGCCCGAACCGCCTGCGCCTATCATTCCTCAACCGGGTGCGCTGACAGCCGATCAAGTGAAAAATATGATTGCTGAAGCAGCAAAAGACAATCAGAAAGCAATCTCGGAAGCAGTCGCCTTGGCTATCGCGCCTTATAAGGAGAAAGAAGAGAAAGCTCACCTTGCTTCCATATTACAAGGAAGCGATAAGCTGAAAGACATCCCCGAAGTGTTCCGTTCGCGCTACCAGCTCGACAAGGAAGAGAACCTTGATGCAGTCGCACAGAAAATTTCTGATGATTGGACCGAGCTTAAACAAGCAATGGTTACAAGCGGAAAATATGTCGAAGCGCCTAAGCAAAGTTCTCCAGAGGATGAGCAAGATGATTTCTTAAAGAGAATGCAAGGTTATGCTGAGCGTCATACGACAAAAGCAGATTAAGCATCCTAAGAGTTCAAACTTTTAAACGAAAAAATCATGTCAAACAAAGGAATGTTTTTACACACAACGAAGCCTACTGACATCAAGGAGGCTGTTTGGTGGGAAGAGCAGTGCGTGCGTCGACAGGGTGGTTATGACCTTGATCGTTCAAACCTCCCTGCCTCGCTCAAATGGTTAGCAAAGGGAGTTGTTTTGCGTCTTGTTTCAGGTGGAAAGGCACAAGCGGTAAAGACTGCGACTGTAACTGAGAAAGCAGTCAAGCAAGCTACAACCCTTAAAATTGCCAGTGGATCGCTTTTCCAAGTGGGCGACACTATCGCGGGTTCAAAGATAACGGCAGTCTCCTCAGCAAGCGGCATCGATACATTGACTATTGGTGCTCTCGCTAACGATGTGGCAGAAAACGCCGTCGTGTCAGACTATGATAAGTCAAAAGACATCCTTCTTGGCTTGTCTTATGACACACTTGACCTTAGAGAGGCAGATGCTTCTCTTGCGGCTACTCCTACTTTGCAAGTCATGGAGGTAGAAGAGGATTCTCTTCCTTATCCCATCAATGCCGACATCAAGAATGGCCTGAACACCAACGGTGTTGCGCTTTTCAAAATTCAATAACTTTAATCAGGATAACGCACTATGAATAGTATTTTAAAGACTTTACAAGACCCGAAGTCCTTTCAGGCGTATATCGACGAGTATATGAAGACTGCTTCGTATAAGGCGGAGTGGAAGACTGAAATGAAACCCGTTGAGTACTGCGCTGCTAAGGTCTATCAGGCTAATATTGCCAAGTATACCTCTGCAATGGTCGGTTCGGTGGTCGCTAAGAATGCGGAGCGCCCTGTGCACACCATGCCTGACTTCCAACAGATGATTGGCTCTATTGGCCGCATCGCCGATCAGTGGGAGCTGGATAATGATTATCTCGATCAATTGCACTACCTTGAGGGTAAGTACAACGACATCGCTGGCCGTGGCAATTATACGCAAGCAACGCTCAATACGGAGTATGACAAGTTGATCACATTCTCTTTCCGCCCGTTTGAGCGTGCCGTTATATCGCCTCATAAGCGTATTGATATGCTCTATTTTGAGGGCTTGTTTAAGGGCACGCAGACCGTTTCTCGTACCAACAACTCGAAGGCTAATGTGTCTTACACCTTCAAATTGGGTGTCAAGAAGATTAAATCAACGATCAATTGGGGTCAGGAGAGAGCAACTCCGTTCAAGGATATCAAGGCCATTAAGGACGAAGCCAAGAAGAAGGGTCGCAAGATTCTACGCCTCCGAATGTCTGAAAACACATTCTACGCAATGTGTCAGGCTAAGGAGGTCAAGGACACGTTTAAACTCAACCTTGGCACATTGCAAGTCAACCCGAGCGTGCCGATGATTTCTGTCGACCAGATGAACATCTATCTGCGCTCCATCCTCTTGCCGATCATTCAGATTGATGAGGATAGGTTCGTTGACCTGCCAGACGGAACAACTGTCAACCTCGTGCCTGACAACCGAGTGGTAGCCATGTGCGCTGACAAGGTAGCTGTACCTAAGTGCGCCGAGCCCTTGGAAGCCGTCGATCCAATCCCGAACGTATCTTACTCAACCTATGATGATAACCTCGTCGGATTCTGGCGTGACAAGACAGGCTACCATATCACCAACGAAATGTGGATGCAGCCTGTTTTCGATGGCATCGACGATTATCTCATCTTGGAGGTAGGCGAATAACGCAAGAGTGTAAAGGTTGATATGATAATTACGAAAACAAGGTAAGCATGACAATTTCGGAAGCCATAGCAAGCGAGATACAGCCCTTCTCTACATCTGATGAAACGTTAGAAAAGATGTTTATAGACGCAGCTGAAAGGTTCAGCGTCTCAGCATCTGTCGAAGACGATTACTCTATAAGTGTGAAGAAGCCTGTTGCTTATGCTGCCATGCGCATTCTATACAAGATGCGTGTGTTGTCAAGTGAAAATGTCGGAGGTATCTCCCAAGGGTACAAAGACAACAAGAACTTGATCGATAGCATGATTAAATCTATTGCGAAAGACGCTGGATTGGATGCTGACCTTGTTATCGATAATGACTCTGATGATTACTGTGTGACAAGCGCGAAGGTTTGGTAAAAATTGATACATGAACTTTGAAGATACGTTAAAGATAGGCGCAAAAGTCTACAATGTCGGATATCTGCAGATTGGAGATAGGTGTTACGCTATGAATGATGATGGCACGCCTAACTTTGATGATGTAGATGACGATATTCAAAAAGGCTTTGACGAGAATGGGAATGCTATCGAGGTGAAAGATTTGCGTTTCCTTGACTTCGGGAAATGTATCATTCTGCCAAACACAAGCGCTCGTTCAGTCACCTTGCTTGATGGCAAGCAATACGTTTACTCATACGAGTTGATAGCTCCTCTTTCTAAGAGGAAATACTATCTCTTGCCAAAAGAAGGTGATAAAGTTTGGATAACCAAGAAAGATAGCACAATTGATAGGCAGATGGAAGTAAAAGGGTTCGTTACCTACAAGAAACGCTACCTGAAATTATGGCTTTAGACGATGGCAAATGCGCAGATACAACTTAAAGGGCGAGAAGCTTTGCAAAAGAAGCTGAACGAGAAACGTAAGCAAATTCTGAACTTTCTCGATACGCGCCTGTTGCAACTTGCGGAAGAAGCCGTTGTTTATTCTATGGCCGTAAAGGGTTACAAAGACCGAACAGCTAATCTAAAAAACTCCATATCATTCGCTCTTTATTTTGATGGGAGGCTTATAACTGCAAGAGCTGGCAAGATACCTAAGCCAGACGAAGTAGAAGAAGGCCAACAAGGCGTAGACAATGCGCTTGAAGCCTATGCAAAACAAGATGGCGTTGTTGCTCCAAAAGGCTATTCGCTTGTGATCGTGGCAGGTATGAACTACGGCAAGTATGTCGAAGATAAAGGATATAATGTTCTGTACCTTACACGGTACTACTTGAGAGACGAAATGAAAAAGGTGTTAAAAGAGGCATTTGAACTCATTAAAGATGGAGGGTGAGAAATATGGTACTTGGTGATGAAGCGGTAACTGAAATGTATAAGTATCTCAATCGTAAGATAGAGAGCTTAGGAGTTGATAAAGGTCGAATATACAAGTATGAACGCCCTGAGAAAATGGAGCATGTAAGTTACATAGCTATCAATCATCTGCCATTCGTCAGGCGTGATGTAATTGAAGAAGGTACTGTAAATGTGAATATTCATGTCCCCAAGACATCAACTAACATGCCGAATGTTGGAAAGCTGCAAAACATAGCGAAAGCTATCATTGCGCCTTTTGATGTGGATGGCGGTCAGTATCTCGGAAAGTGCATCTTTGAGTTCTACGCTGACTCACGCCCGACATTGGATAATGATGATACATATTATATCAACTTAAAATTCAACGTAATATACAATAATCTAAAAGCATAAAACTATGGCAAAAAACGGTGTTTATGGCATTAAGCAATTTTCTTTTGCTGATTGCGTAGCAAATGGTGGCTATCCTACGGACTATGCCAATACCCTAAAGGCAATTCCTACGGGTTCGCTCACTTTTAATGATCAGGCCGCTCAAACGCAGGACATAGAGATTGAGGACTCAGAAGATCCGTATGCTGTATTGGTCACTTCGGCGGCTACTAAGGGGTTCACTGTGCAGACCTACGATCTCTCGGAGGATAACTTCAAAGCCCTTCTTGGCTATTCTGCCGTCGACACAAAGGGCTACATTAATGAATCGCCAACAGAGACGGAGGTTTATAAGGCTATCAAGATCGAGACACAAGACCTCGACGATATTCCTTCGCGTACCTTTGAGTGGTCAAAGATGAAGCTAACCGTCACGCGCAGTGGCTCTATTGGCAAGTCAGGCCTTCCAAACCTTAACATTGAGTGCCGCCAGATGGCTGTCTTTGATGCCAAGGGCGAGAAGGTCAGTGGCCATCGTAATGGCTTTACGGCCACTATCCAACAGAAGAAGAGCTCGGTGTAACAATTCTCAATAGATTCAGGTAACAATCTAAGGCGGTGAGGTAAGGGTAAAGGCCTAAGCCGCACCGCCTTTACATTTTTAAGCAATGAAGACATCAGATAAAGAAAAAGTTGCAAAGACACTCCAAGAAACGGCCTTCAAAATCAAAGTCGGCAAATTTACATTCAGGGTCAAACCATTGACCTTGATGCAGATTTACGAAATGGGTGTTTTTGCTAACGACATCAAGGAAGCAACATGGAAAGAAGATGAAAAGATAAATATCATCCATACCCTTATTGAACGTAGCGGTGACGCTCGCCTGATGTGCGACGTGTTTATCGTGTGTGCTTTCCGCAAGAAGTGGGCGCGTAAATTATGGGGCGGCTATATTCGTCGCCACCTCGATATAACGGCATTCAACATGCTCATAACCTTTATCAGCAGCTCATTTAACACAAATTTTTTCTTGACCTCTATAATTTTCCTGACCAAGACAAAGATCATGACGGAGCCCCAAACGACTCCCCATGGTCAATCATCGGAGGAGTCATGAAATATTTTCGTATGAGTTACGAGGAGGTCGTATTTAGGCGCTCATACCTTAACATCATGCTTTTGAACCGCTCTATCCCATCATTTAACTTGGATGATAAGGATGAGAAGCAGGAAAGAGCTAATATATCAACCAAGCCACAGAAGGAGTTTCATCCAATTGAAGGTTCAATGCACGCAAACGACTTCTTCATGAGCTTTATGTAGAAAATAATATGGCAGCAGAAGACATACTTGGCATAAGTGGTCAGATAGATATATCTGACATCCAGACAACACTTGATAAGCTATGTGATCAACTCAATAAAGTTGGCGTTGATACGGATGCTTTGTCGCAGCGCATGACCAATGCACTCAATGATATTGCTAAGTCGGATGGTGATTTATCCACTAAGACGACGCAAGCAATGAACGTGCTTAAACAGGCCATGGACGAAGCGACAAATGGCATAAAGATAGTACCAGAAATGATCGACACGGCCAACAAACGTGTTGAAACTATCCGTGGGACTATCGAACGACTCAACGAGCAGTTATCGCAAACAGAAAGAGGCTCTAATGCTTTCAATGCGATAGCGAAGCAGATTGATGCACAAAAACAGGTTTTACAAATGAACCAAGAAGATGCGAGGTTTCTTGCTTCTTCATACGACGAGGTAAGAAATTCTATTGCCCAAGTCAGCGGAGCATATCAAGCTCTTGAAGCTATATCTGTTGCATCATCTACTGCTAACACAATGGATGCGGCCGCATCTGAGGCTAACAGTGTCGCAAAAACTGCCAATAGTGTTGCCTCTACTACCAATGCAGCAAGCACTCTGGCTGAGGGCGTATCTCATGCTGATAATGCTACTAAACTTGGTCAGGAAACAGATGCGGTTGTGCAAAATACCAAAGCAAGGCAGGAGCATCAAGAAAACATTTCTGCCGAAGAGCAGATGTATGGCCGACTTATTGACAGAATGCAACAAGGCAGCCTATCTGAGGAGCAATATCAACGTATTATAGATCAAGAGACGGCCTCTTTGGAAGAACAAAGAAAAGCACTTAACGAACTCGCTCAACAGAGAGAAGAACATAACTCGCGCCCCTTTGGCAATGGTTATCAATTCGATAGTCAAGGGAATGTTACAAACAGTGCCGATGTCGAAAAATGGCAAGCAGAAACGCAATCCATAAACCAACAATTCGAGGCACAAAAGAAAATTGTTGAAGAAAGCCAAGCCGCGCTTGATAAATTTGTCGAAGCCCATGAACGCTTAGCCAAGTCACAAGACAATGCAGCAAACACTTCGCAAAAAACACAAGAAGCGAGCTCGCAAGAGATTAAGAGCTTTGAGCAACTGACCTCCGAAATCGATGCATTAGAGAAGAAAATCTCAGATTTGCAGCAACGCAAGCAAGAACTTCTCTCTGTCGGAGGCGGTTTCTCGATACCAGTTGTGCCAGCAGATGCGCTTGCTAATTCTGGCCTTACATTTGGCAGCGACAAGTTAGAAGGCCTACGTACGCTCAATCAAGAAATTGAAACTACGAAAGAAAAGCTCAGCGAAGCTAAGGGCAAATTGCAAGAGTTTCAGCAGAGCGGCGAAGAAACAGGAAATGTGAGTTTTGCGAATTATTCACAAAACATAGCTGACATATCCTTCGCAATTAATGATGCTAAACAAAGACTCGCAGACTACGAAGCACAGTACGACAAACTTGCAAATAAAGACAACCTTACAGCAAAACAAAAACAAGATCTTGATACCCTTGGTCAAAAAATTGATGAGACGAAAAAACAGATACAAGACCTTCAAGGGCAGTTGCGTGAAAAGAACGAGCAAACATTTGTCGGAAAGCTAAGGGATAGTTTATCTGATGCAGGACAAAAAGTTTCTGAATTTGGAGAGAAGATAAAGAGTTCCATTCTTTCGCCATTAGATGCGTTGAAAGAAAAGGTTGGCAATTCTTCCTTCGCTCAGCGATTTGGAGCGGAATTTACCCAAGCGAAAGTTGGGCTCAATGATTTTAAAGACGGTATTGTCAATGTAATGACCGCCAACGGCAAGCTACAAGCACAAATTGGCGTTATCGGCGAAGCATTTAAGGGGCTTGGCATTCCTGTTGCAGGCTCTTTGACCGCCATCAAGGCTGTTACAAAAGCCTTGTGGGCTATGTGCGCTACACCTATCGGAGCAGTGATAGCGGCTGTTGCACTTGCATTTAAGGCAGTACATACATGGATGACAAAATCTGCAGAAGGGCAAAAAGTCTACACGAGGCTTATGGCTTATTTTGGCTCACTTGCAAAATCTGTCACAGATATTATCATCATTTTTGGCGAGTATCTATACAAGAGTTTCACTAAACCCAACGGCCCATTACGTGATTTTGGCAGAAATTTTGTCAAAACATTCAAAACTGCAATTACGGCTGTTGTAAACCTCCTCGGCGGCCTTGGGACAACTATCAAAGGTGTCCTCAATATGGATTGGGACACTTTTACATCAGGTCTTAAAAAGACATGGGAAGGCTTAAAGGGTGCTGGCGAAACTATAATCGATGTTTTCAAAACGCAAGTCTCTGGAGTAGTTGGTGCAGTAAAGTTAGCCTATAATGCATTCACTGATGATAATTTAGGGAAGAAGTTAGGGAGCGCATTTGGCAATATGCTTACTAATGCATCACAAGCAGCTTCGCTCGCAGGGAAGATTAAAGATACAGAAATAGCCATTTCTCAAAATAAGGAGAAACAGGCGAAATTAGATATTAAGATTGCGGAAGCAAGAAATAAAATATACACACTACAAGGAAAAGAAAAGATTGCCGCCATTGAAGAGACAAAGGCACTTATTAAGCAAAAATATGACACTCAGATAAAACAGCAGCAACAACTCGTTGAATTGCACGAGAAAAATGGAAAGCTACATACCAAATCACTAGAAGATATTGCTAAGGAACGTGAACTAAGAATACAAGTCCTTCGCACGCAGACACAGATGGTTAGCGAGCAAAGAATGCTTACTAGACAAGAAGCATCAGCGAAACGTTCCCTTGCAAGCAAAGAAAAATCGTCTGCCAAGAGTGCTCAAAGTGCAGCTCAAAAAATGGCCCGACAAGAGCAACAAATAAATGCCGCAGAGGATAAACTTGATGAAGTGACATTTAAAAACGCTTATGAGCGAACAAAGGCAGAACAGGAGCTTGAATCAAAGGTCTATGATGCTAAGATAAAAGCTATGAAGGAAGGTTCAGCCAAAGTGATAGCAGAGCGTAATCGTGAGCTGGAAAAAGAAATTGAACAGATTGAAAAAGAAAAAAAAGCAGCTATCAAAGCTGAACGCGACCGCCAAAAGGCTGAGTTTGACGCAAAACAAGCAGTTGCCAAAGCAAAAGGCGAAAAGATTGATCGATGGGATGAGAAAAAGCATCTTGATCAAGAGCCGATTAAGAAGATAGAAGCGCAATATCAAATTATCGAACAAAAAACGATTGACAACACGAATAACCAAACATTGCAAGAGAACTTGCAATCGTATCGCGAGTATCTGAAAGAATATGGCGGTTTGCAAGAACAACGCCTCGCTATTGTCGAAGAATACAACGAGAAGATTGATGAAGCCATAGCCAAAGGAAATCTTTTCGATGCAGCTAAATTGAAGAAAGAACTGGAAGAGCAAATCAAGAACTTGAATTTCTCCGACTTCAAAGATTCTATCAATTGGGAAGCGATATTTTCTGACATGGGCAATCTTAGTGCGTCGTACTTAGAGCAACTGCGGAAGAAACTTAAAGAGTTGCTTAGCTCAGGAACGCTCAATGTTAACGACATGAAAGCGGTGTCAGAGCAAATCACAAAGATTGATGAAGCGATCTCAAAGCAGAAAGACTATTGGGGTATCTCAAACGAGAAAGTACGTGAGCATAAAAGGCTTCTCGAAGAGGCCGCCGAAGCGCAAGAAGAGTTGAATAAGGCACAAACACAACTCGCTTCAGCTCAGGTTGATGTGACTGACAAAAAAATGCAAATTCAGTCTATTCTCAGCGATGCAGGAGTTAATGTTAGCCTGAAAGATATTACGCCAGCATCTAAAGATAAGATGTTTAATGATAACAGTATTAAATTAAATGCTGCACGTATTCGCGAGTTATCAAAACTGTTTGATGAGCTTGCTATTTCAGAAGCAAAGGCAGGAAAAGCGACAAAGGATGTTCAGAAAGCGACAGAAAAAAAACGCCAAGCTGACGATAAAGCTAAACAAAACATATATGATTTAGCCGAAACCATTGCCGTTTCTTTGTCAAAGATCCAGCAAAAGCTAAAAGACCTACCAGGCCTTTTAGACGCTATTGGACTTGGTGACAGTGCGCTTGGAAAGGCCGTTAATAACGGCATGGATGCGCTTAATAGTGGGACACAAGCGGCTGCTGATTTCGCAACAGGCAACTATATTGGTGCTGCAATGAATGGTATCAAAACCATACAATCCGTTGGCCGTATATTTGGTATTGGTGGCGGAAACGCAGCTGATGTCGCAAAGACTACGGAAAAGCTAACAGAAGCGAATGAACGCTTGAAATACTCCATTGAACAGCTCAAAGAGTCGATTGATAATAGTTCGGGTATGAACGCAGTTGACAATTATCAAAAGGCTTATGATGCACAAGAGAGAATCAATCAGCAGACCATGGAAATCCTGAAAACACAGATGGGTTATCATGGCGCTCATCACTCAAATGCATATTACTGGGGCTTGTCTGATGCCGACTATGCAGCGATCAATAAAACATTAAGTCAACAAGCAGCAAAAAACGGAGGATATACGAATGCATCTGTCAATAGCGTGCATTCGTTGGAAGACATCTATAAGCTCACCCCTGAACAGATGAAAGATATTCGTACATACAACCAAGATGTATGGAAGAATATGATGGATCAAGGCAAATACGACAAAAGTGAGTATTGGGAGAACTATACCGATTTAGCAGGAAAGCTTGAAGAGTTGACAGATAAGATTAACCAAAATCTGACGCAGACGAGTTTCGATTCCATGAGGCAAAACTTCATAAGTAACCTGATGGATATGAGTAAGTCGGCACAAGATTTTGCAAATGATTTTACCACGTTGCTTAACAAAGCAATGCTCAATTTTGCTGTTGGCGACTTGATGGATAAGAAATTAAAACCCCTCTATGAGAAGTGGGCTGATAAAATGAAGAATGGGCAACTTTCTGATGAAGATCTGAAAAACCTAAAACGAGAATACCAAGATATCGTTGATGAAGGAATTGCTATCAGAGATAAGATTTCGTCTATAACAGGATATAAGGAAGCACAATCCCTTCAAACGGCAACAGGCAAAGGCATTGAAGCTATCACTGCGGATCAAGCGAGTAGTCTTATTGGGATTGGCTATGCGATGCAAATTGCCGTACAACAGGGAAACGATACGAGAAATGCTATTGCAATGGATGTATCATCTTTGCGAGCAACGGCAGAAATATTAACTGGCAATATCTCCGAAATGAGAGATATTCAATACCAAGGACTGGAACAGTTGCAAGCTATTAACAAAAATACAGCCCCAATTATCCTTATTCGTGAGGATATATCCAATATGTACAAACTAATGAAGGAAAGGTATTGAAAATGAAAAACGACGCATACATTAAGTTAGTTGGTGAAGCTGATACTTCTTATGTTGACCTCGATACATTTGGCATAACACTTATTCGAGGTTGGCGTGAGGCTTTGCTAACCCCACCGCCTATTAAGAGTTTTATCACTAACAGTAGTCGCTTGGAAGACGGAGAACGCATTATTGCACATCCGAAAAATGTAAAAAAAGACAAGCGAGACGTGAGTTTGTCTTTTTTTCTTGAAGGTTCGTCGCAAGAAGACTATCTCATTAAATACGGTTCTTTCTTGAACAAAATTGCATACTCAGGACAATTTTGCCTCAAAGTGCCAGTTCTTCACACCGTTTTTAAACTTGTTTATTCGCAGTGTTCGCAATTCGGAGATTATGGCTTGAAAAGAGGTAAATTTACGCTCAAATTAGCAGAATCAAATCCGAACGATAGGGAAACAATATGATTGATATACACAACATAGATGGAAGCGTGCTTTTGCAAGCTGATATTACAAGTCCAGCCAAGAGAGAGGAAGAAATGTCTAAATCAGACTATATTTCCCTCTCTTGGACTATGGATAAGAAAGTTGTGTTGCCTGTTGGTGCTTATATCAATCATGATTACAAAATCGACAAAGTGAGAACTGTTACAAGACAGTTTTTGCTTCTGGAAGCATACGAGCCTACTCAAACGGATGAAATGACGTGGAAATACACGCCACAATTTCAACACCCGAAAATGGTGCTCTCAAAAGTACCATTCTATTTGCGCGCCCAAAACTCGCAGAACGAAGAGATAAAACAATATGTGTGGTCATTCGTTGGGACTATGCAAGTAATGGCGCAGCGTATCGCAGATTTTCTTAACAAAGAGATAAAATTTGGGAATTCTGGATGGGTGTGTCAATATGATGTCACGAACAAAAACACGATCAATGTTTCGTTTAGTGACAATGATTTCATATCTGCACTTTCGGCAATCGTCAATGCCCTTGATGATAACGTGAGTTGGCATATCGATTATGACAACGAGGTTGTGTATTTAGGAAAGGGCGCATTTGAAGAGAGTGATGTAGTCCTGAAAGTGGGAAAGAATGTCGGGCCACCATCTATTAGCAACTCTAAAGAGAACTACTATAATGCATTCGCTGTTTTTGGAGGAAGTCGTAACATTACTCAAGTTAACAACAAGGGGGAAAATATATCTGCATCAGATATTCGTTTGCAACTTGCTCCAAATAAGGGCGTGGTCGATATTGACGGCATATCATACCCTTATACAATAGATGAGTATTCTACGGTTGATCTGAGAAAAAGCACAAACGAACAGCAATTTACAAAAGTCCTCGACTTCTCACAAATATTTCCTTCTCTCAATACGTATGTGTATAATGTACGCGGTAGAGAAAAGTATGTGTTAGATGAGAATAATGACAAGATACCGCTTGCTAAAAAAGCAGACGGGACGGTATTGTCTTATAAGACTTTCACAGTTTGGTATATGCGTCTTGCTTATCCTGTCACAGAGCAGATAACAGGGAAAAAGCTCATTAACACGACGATAGATGATGGGATTACTCATTATTGGTATGATTTTGAGATAACTGATAGTTTGCTGATAAATGGAAAAAGTATCGGCTGTTCGTTTGAAGCGAACTTTAATACAGGGGCGTTATCAACACCTCTTGCAGGTCGTGGAACGAATGGTGACTATGTTGGTTTTGAACTTACATATCATAAGGATGATTTTTTACTGCGAACTTCTGATGATGTAGAAGAAAATGAATTTCATATCCTTGCAGGTGACTACGAGGTAGTCTATCAGCAAGACAATGATATATTCATACCGACAAATGCTTCTGAAAAACTAATTCCTCGTGGCGAATCATTACCATCATTGAAATGCAATATAACGGTCTTGTATAATATCGCTATGGCTGAAAGCATCTATATACAAGATGCACAGACGAGGCTTTTAGATGAAGCGTTAAAAGAAATTAAAAGACTGCGTTCAGATCTTAACAACTATACCATCAAATCTTATCCTCATGTATTTGCAGATGATAATTCATGTTTACAGATAGGGCAAGGAGTCACCTATGATGATGGGAATGGATATATACTTAAAACAAGAGTATTAAAGCTATCAACAAACATAGATTTTGATTACCTACAAGAGATAACCTTGGGAAATCAATCTATCAAAGGCACAATCACTCAGCTAAAAGATGATGTTCAATCAATTATAGCAGGCGGAGACTCGAATGGTGGTGGCAGTTATACAGCTTCACAAGTAGCAAATCTCATTGCAAGATATGGCACGAGGTACTTCTTATCAAAGAAAAATGCCGATACAGCTAAAGGGCGCATCATGTTTGACCAAGGCCTTGATAGTAATGGCGAGGTTAATATCAACAACGAACTGCATGCGATAGGCGATATATCAACGGATGCGAACCTTCGTGCCAGCAAGGATGCCACCATCGGCGGCGACCTTAATGTCAAGGGCAATACGTCCTTGAAAGACCTCACCGTCACAGGCTCGGCTCATTTCTTCGAGCTTGTGATAGACAAGATCAAGGCGGCTGGTGGCACATACATCTTCTCTGCCGCCAACTCGTTCAACGTGGAGCGAGTGGCCGTAGGTAGCGACGTGGTGCGCCTCTACTGGCTTGCCGAAGCCAACGGTAACGGTTCGATGAACACATGGGAGGTGGGCGACCAAGCCATCAGCATGGATTTCAACCGCGCCAAGGTCGGCTCAACGTTTAGCGCAAGCAACAAGTATTGGTGGGCATTGGTTACAGCCACCAGTGGCAACACACCCGAGACCATCACGGAGGACGGAGCTGACCACCTGTATCACTGGATAGAAGTCAGCACGATAGAGAAAGCCGACGGATGCACCGTAGAGGCCGATCTCGGCGACGCTGTGGCGCAACTGGGTAGCAGGGGCGCAGACAAGAAGCGACAGGCCGCACAGATGATAGCGGCCTACAAGTCACCCGACACAGGTGTGGAAGCTCCTTGCTGGGTGCAGTACGTTGGCATCAACTCCTTCACCATCACGGAGGACAACCGCCTCAATCGCGTGGCCTACAACGGAAACGTCTTCAAGGGCTCGTTTGTGGCTATGAGCGAGGGAGAGCAAGGCCGCGACCTCCTCGAATGGCTTGAAAGCCTTCAACACGACACGGACGCTCATTTCGACATTTGGTATGGCGAGGGCGTGCCCACGTTGGAGAATGAGCCTGCCGTGGAATGGGCCACCGACAACCAAAAGGCCGCGCACGTCGATGATCTCTATTTCGACCGCTCGGACACGGCCAAGAGTGACGGGGGCCACTGCTACCGCTTTGTTGCCACGACAAAGGACGGCACGACAGCCTACTCGTGGGAGGACTACACAGACCACGACACGCTGAAAGCCCTCACCAAGGCACAGAGCATCGCTGACGACGGTATCATCACCGCAGGCACGGAGAAAGTCCAGCTACTCATCACTCGCAAAAACATGGAAGCCGAGCATGGCTCGTTCAGCGCCCCCTCTGACCCGAGTTCAACCTATGGCACGGCCTATAACCTCTACACCAAGGCTTATAACGCATTCATGACGGCCACGGCCGACATCGTGAGTGAGGCGAACATTGGCAAGGACACCAGGTTGGAGGACATCGGCCTGACGGCCTCTTGGTACACGGAGCTTTACTACAACTATTACACTTCGCTCGCCAAAGTGCGCGAGGCCAGCGAGGCATCTATCAAGGCATCAATCAGCACGATCGGTGGCAAGGTGAATCTCGCTGTTACGAAGGATGGCCTGAAAACGGCAGGCATGACCATAGAGGATGAGCACATTTCGTTGGACGCAAAGAAGACGACCGTCAAGGGCGACCTGACCGTACAAGGAGCGCTCACAAACTCGACGAGCTACGTAAGCACGGACGGCTCGCTATGGTCGCCCAACGACGTGGGAGAACTCGAAAAGCAGCCCGACAACCTCTTGACGGCTGGCGGCACCCTTTTTGTCCCAATCAACATGACCTCTATCAAGAGCGTGCAGATCCAAACATCCGACCCGTCGTTGGTCTCTGACGGTTCTCCCACATCAGCATCTACCGCCCTCGTGACGCTGCCTATGTACGCTGCTGCTGATCTCGGATGCGGTGTTACAGTCCCAGCCTATCGTCGCTCGGGTACACACGTGCTGATCCGCAACGGCTTCTCGTTGGCCTACAACCAATGGAGCAAGAGTGATGGATGGACCGACGCTGCCTTGCGAAGGAACATAGAGGCCGCTGCCGTCTACGTCTGCTCTGACCCTCGGGCACTGGCGCTGAGCAATTACACCGCATCCTACCCCACGGTAGCCCCTGACGGGCGTGACGCCAACGGCAAGTTCGCTACCGCTGACTGGTTCAAGGGTTGCATGTACCTAAACGGCCGACGCGGACGATGGCTTGCGCTGCTCCCAGGACAACAAGTAGAACTCGTGTCTGTGATTACGATGTGGCAGACGGGAAGCAACACACCCGTGCCTTATCTTGGATGGTACGTTGTAGGTGGCGAAGGCATGGACTGGCTCGAAAAGACCATTTCCTTCGAACCGCCAAGCGCCAGCCATAATCGCTACGACGCGATCTTCCGTTCCGGTGTGACAGGAGGAGAGCATTTCGGGGTTGGCTCTGTCGACAAGTTCGCGGATGCTTTCTTTGGCTACGGGCAACTTAGCGACACAGAAACGCTCACGGAGACCATCGTAGTCACGCTATCAGAGGACGATAAACCATCTATATCAATCGGATAAACATGGCAGAGAATATCAACATATCCATCGGCAACGTGGTGCGCCAAGGCGGCATAGCACGCATACGAATGCGCAGACCGTCGAGCACAGTCAACAAAGTATCGGTGAATGAGTGGCCTGTGCTGCTCAACGCCTTGGGCACCACCCCATGGACAGACGTTACGAAGAACACGGGCTTCACGTACACATTCCCATTCGCCCTCGCCAAAGGTACAGGCTTCCCATACTGCTTACCAATGGAGCTTGACGGAGAGCCTGCAATCATGCTGTTGGGATAAATCACCAAAATACGCAAGACTATGACATTGAACATCAAGAATAAGAACACTGGCGACCTGCTGACGGCAACGGAGTTCAACCTTGTGGTGCAGGCTATCAAGGACAACGAGTCGGACATCAAACAACTCGGAAATAGCGCGGTGAAGATGGTGGCCATCACACAGGCCGACTACGATGCGCTGGTGGCCTCAGGCAAGGTGGACGCTGACACATGGTACAACATCTTGGAGGAGGAATGACATGATCATCAAGCAAGGCAAGGAACTTTCCGCTCGCTACATAGGCTCACGCGCCATCAGCGCGGTGTACCATGGCGCAAGGCTGGTATGGGAGGCCATCAGCAGCTGCTTTGGCAGCGGCATGTGGATCAATGGCCGCCCATGGAGCAACACCGACGGGTGGAGAAACTAAACTGAAATAACAAAAAAACGACATAAATCATGGCAAAGAAAGTAAGCGACAACGAAATCAAGGACATGACCGTCGACTGGGGTAAGGACACCACCAACGGCAATCTTCCTTTTAGCGGCCAAGCGGTGCAGAATTTCATCAAACGGCAGTTTGGCACGAAGATCGGTACGTGGTGCTGGTCGCCCAACGTGGACGCAAGCAACTTCTACCACATCTGGGGTTTTGCCACAGAGGAGGATAAGCAGACCTATCTCGCCGACCCAGAGGGCAACGCCTCCCTGTTGTTGGCCAACGAGGCGCTGCCTATCTCCACGGTGCAGGGCGACAGCTATGGCGCTTACCTGTTCACGGACGTGAGCGCATCCAAGGAGTTCGTGGTGATGGACGACGTGTTGAAGGTCAACCTACGCTTCTCGTCAGTCCGCAACTCGGGTGGCGACCGCCTGAACATGGGCGAGCAGGGCACGCTCGTCATACAACGCAAGACAGGCAACGGTGACTGGCAGACGGTGGATGAGCGGCCAAACGCCATCGCTTCGTCCGACTATGCCGACACCACAAGTTTTACGTCCGTAGATCTCTCCAACTGCCTTGTCAACGGCAAGCAGCAGATACGCGTGCGCGCCTATTTCACCTATGAGGCCGACGACGGAGCGAAGAAGACGGCCACATCGGCTTTCGTCGTTATCGGTAGCTCCGTTACGAAGACACGACTCCTGCTCACGTTGGCCACACAGTGGCAGACACCGTTCACCTCGTCTGACATCAGCCTGTCCTATTACGTGCAAGGCAGCGTGGCGAAGACGCTCAACTACGAGGTCTCCAGCGCGTCGGGCGACACCGAGGCGAGCGGCAAGGTGGCTCTTGGAACGGCCGAGTATGTGGAGACGGCACGCGACATAGCCGTAAGCGGTCTTACGCACGGTGTGCATCATGTGAAGGCGTGGATCACGGTGGATGGCACCGACACACGCACGGACGACGTGCTCTCACAGGTGATGGTTGCTACCGACAGCTCGGATGATACCATCCTCGTTGCGGTCAACGACGCTGTGGCAAAAGCCACAAATTTCATCCAAACCACCATCTTGCGCTTCGCCGTGCACAACCCCAAGGCCGACACAACGGACATTAAGCTCATCGTGGGCAACTACTCGGGTACTGAGACCTACGCCACCTCCTCCATGAGCGTTGCCAATGGCGAGGTGACCGACTACAGCGTGGCCCTGGAGATCGACTCACAGGACACGTCCATCAACGCCTACATCCACATCAAGGACGCAAGCGGAAAGGACCTCTGCGACATTATCGGTTTCGTGGTGGACAACTCGCAGAACTTCGCACCCACATCCAACCCCGACTTCGTGCTCAACCCAAAGGTGCGTAGCAACAACGAGGCCGACCCTGCGGTCATCGTCAATGGCGCAGACGACAAGAAGGTGCCGGCCACGTTCTCTGGATTCGGTTTCAAGACAGACGGCTGGGTGAGCGATGGCGAGGGCAACAAGTGTCTGCGTGTGCCGTCGGGGGCTTCGGTGGCCATCGACTACGAGCCTTATTCGGCCTTCGTCGGAACGTCGGCCAAGACGGCCAGCCTTACGATGGAGTTCGACATCGCCACTCGCAACCTCGTCGACGAGAACGCGCCCCTACTGCGCTGCTGCTCCTACGACACATTGGGCAACCCCGTTGGCTTTGAGCTGAAGGCCATCGAGGCCTGCTTCATGACCACGAACCTGCAGACAAGGCGCGATCAGGACGTGGCGTTCCAAAACGACGCGAAGACGCATATCGCTGTGAACATCGTCTACAACTTGTCTTCGAGCGGCGTCAACTACATACGCCTTTTCGTCAACGGTGTCATCAACCGCGAAATGGAATACTCCACGACCGACAGCTTTGTGCAATATGTGGGCGGTGTCATGACCTCACAGGGCATCCGTATCGGTGGCGTGGGCGCAGACATCGACATCTACGGCATGCGCATCTACAAGCGAGCCATCAGCGCAACGCAGATCAGGCAGGACTATCTCGCCTCGTTGCGTACCACGGAGGAGAAGATGGATTTTCGGGAGGCCAACGACATCCTTGGCGACGGCAACCTCATCGACTACACCAAGGCGCGCGAGAAATACAACACCATCCTGTGGACGGGCGAGCTGCCCAGCTACGCTGACAAGAACAACAAGATTGGCGACGTAGACATCCATATCGTGGGCGACCCTGCACACAGCGGTACGATGGCCAACGTGGAGGCCAAGGGACAGGGCACGTCGTCAAGGGGCTACTGGAAGTGGAACACTCAGTTCAAGACATCCTACACGGACAGCTCCGGAGTAAGCGTGAAAACCGACTGGGTGGACGAGAACGGTGTGCACCATGGAGCGAAATACATGCTCCAAGAGGGCACGCCCTACGCGGAGAAGCTGGTGTGGAAGCTCAACTGGGCTTCGTCAATGCAGTCGCACAAGCTCGGATCGGTCAACCTCTTCACCGACCTATGGCGGCGCGTGGTGGGCGGCAACGGCATCACCAACTACACAGACTCAAATGGAGACAAGCCTTACACCAACTGCCGCGTGTCGTGCGTGCAAAAGCCATTTTTGCTCTTCCAACGCCTCACGCCCGACGCCGCTCCCGTGTTCTATGGCCTCGTAACGTTCGGCCCAGGCAAGGCCGACAAACCCACCATCGGCTACGACAAGAAGGTTTTTCCCGACTATTGCATGCTTGAGGGCTCTGACAACGGAATGCCATTGACGGAGCACCGTGTGCCGTGGATGACCGACGAGGTGGTCTACAACGAGAGCGAGGAGGCTTACCAGTACAACGGCGAGAACCAGTGGGACTTCGACGCGGGCAACCGAAAGATGGTGGAAAAGTACTTCGTGCCTGCCTATAACTTCGCGTTCCTGCACAACAACAACATCACATTCTTTGATGGCAATTACGAGAGCCTGCTTTCGGCCAGTCTCGACCAGACCAAGGCCTACTGGGTCACCAAGGACTCCATGGAGAGCGCCTACAGGAAATTCGATCTCTTCCGCTACGACTTCATCACGGCCTCATGGGTCAGCGCAAGCGCCACGAAGACCAGTGGGGTGTACGACCGCATGAACCTCGCCGTGCAGACAGGCATCACGCCATCGGGCAACAACTGGGGCAAGATCAACGCTCAGTTCATCGCTTGGCGTGTGGCCGACTTCAAGGCTGGCGTTGGCAAGCATTTCAATGTGACGGACACCATGTACTCCATGAACTTCCACAAGTTGATTGGTGCGAGCGACAACCGGTGCAAGAACACATACCAGTATCTCGACCCTGTGACGCACCTCATCTGCTTTCAGAGCGACGATGATGACACGATCTTCCTTACCGACAACGTAGGACGCAAGAACAAACCCTATTACGTTGAGGAGCACGACGTGGACGCGTCGGGCAACGCCTACTGGAACGGTGGCGACAATGGTTTCTACAACCTCATGGAGGCTGCTTACCCCGACGACCTGAAAACGGTCATGTTCACCATGCTGCGCGAGATGGCATCGCTTGGCGGTGGCAATGTGGCTGGGTGCATGGATAAGTATTACTTCGCTGTTCAGCGCTACTTCCCAGCGGTGGCCTACAACGAGACCGCACGGCTGCTCTACGAGGAGGCCGAGGTGCACTACAAGGATGGAACTTACAGCCCGAGCACACCGCCTCTCCCTCAGTCGCTTGGCGACCAGTTGCAGGGTGAGCTGCAATGGTGGAAGCGTCGCGAGATCTACATGGCGAGCTATGCACGCTATGGCGCTTTTGGCGTCAAGGATAGCGTGGGCGGAGAGGCTGGCAGCGACGCTGGCGCGCTTGTCTTCCGCTCCATCGCCACCACGGCAGGAATCAATCCGACCTACAAGTTCACGGTCACGCCCATGATGTGGCTCTATCCGTCGTTCGCCCGTGGAACGGCCGAGTACGACGGCTTCACACGCGTGAAGGCTGGCGAGGCGTTCACGTCAACGGTCATTCAGAGCGATGGCAACACCAACGTTTATATCCGCGGCATCAACTATTACAAGTCGGTGGGCGCTTTTGGTGACAAGTCGGTAGGCGAGGCGTTCAACCTCTCTGCTGAGAAGTTGGAGGTGTTCGAGGCCAAGAAAGGCTCATCGGCCATGGAGTTCCGCGCCACGTCCATCAACATCAACACCCCCATGATGAACCGACTCGACCTCAACGGTGCGGCCACCCTGAGCGGTGAGCTCGACCTGAGCGGCGAGACAAAGTTGGTGACGGCGGACCTCATGGGCACAGGGCTGACAAACGTCATTCTCCCTCAGACGAGCACGCTGAGAACAGTCAAGCTGCCTGCCGTGAGAAGCGTCACGCTGAGCGAGGTGCCTAATCTTTCGTCGTTCTCTATCGAGGACGTGAAGAACCTCCAGAGTATCACCATTGGCGCGAACGTGGGCAGCGGAGCGAATGTCGTGCAGATGCTTGCAAACCTGCGCACGCAAGGAAAGCAGCTTAGCAGCCTTACGGCCTACGGTGTTGACTGGGCTAATGTGCCCACTGGCGTAATGGACTACATTGCCGACATCACGGACACTAAACTGACAGGCGTTATCCATGTCACGGGCAATCTCTCACAGGACACCGTGGCCAAGCTCGTTGAAAAGTTCGGTGAGATTTGGAAAGAGAGCAACGCACTCTATGTGGACTACAATAATGTTAAGGTGCAACAGGTGAACATTAAGGTGCGCAAGTACGCTGACGACAAGACGACCATCCAACCCGTCATAGAATTGCTGCCCATATCGGCTAACGCCATCGTGAGCCGCGTGTGGAGCGTGGACGACAACAGTCACGTAAGTATTGACAGCAAGACTGGCGTTATCACCGTGAATAGCCTTGGAAGCGAAGCGGACGACACAAAGGTCAACATTATCTTGAAGATGACTAACACCGATGGTACGGAGGTGACGAGCAATGCTGCTACGCTTCACCTTTACACGCATACGCTGGCTTTGGGCGATTACGTCTATAATGATGGCAGTTGGAGCGATTATGGCTTTGAGCCCGACAGAGACCTCATTGGCATTTTCTTCTACGAAGACAAGGATGCTGGCGAGAGACTTATGGTAAGCCCAACGAGGTTTAGTGGTATTTTCGGATTAAGTCGCGAAAAAGTACCCAATGTTGCGTTGACTGACGACGCGGAGTATGACGCTTATTCGCTTGGAGACACTCCCCGATTTGCAGATTCACGAAAAGACGAGGTGGGGTTAACAACAATATCATCTGTGATATATGATAAGTATAGGTACATATTTGACCCACTTGGATATAAAGAACTTGATAAGATTCCTACTGGGCAGTACAACACGCTCATGCTCATAGGACATCGTAATAAGATTTTACAAGACAGCGGTATCTCGCTTGATGTTCCCGAGGCTTCCGAAACGCAATCAGAATTGGAAATTCTCGATTCCGCTTGCGAAAGTATCGTAAACAAGAAAGGCGAGTACTATGATGGTTTTTACTATCCTGTACCCTCTAAGTGCTACGCGTTCCAGCCAAGAGTTGCCGAGGGGCGAAAACTTGCAGATAAGTTCAGCGCGCACCACTGGTGGTTGCCGAACCACGGAGAAAGACACATCTTCGCTATACCTGTCGGCTTGTATTTTTACAAAAACGACCAATACAACTGGCAAAACACCGTGATGTATCGCGCCATTGAAGACAAGATTTTTCCTGCGCCCGTACTATACTTCCAATTCGCGGCAAGTTCTTTCCTTTCTGTTAATACAGACTGGATGTGTAATACTTATTCTGTCAATGCAAACAATAGCTCCGGAGGCTCGTTTTACACGAATAATCCCATGTATCTTAGCGTAGATTTCAGTCCAATTTGTAAATTTTAGCATCATGCACATCACCACCACAGACAACCTCCCCGTGAGGTTCAGCAAACGCACCGTTCTCGGCCAACAGGTGGCCACGTTCGCTTACATCGAGAGTGCTGGCAGCGACGAATATCTCGTCGGAACATACACGCTGCCCAACGCGGTGTTCGATTACGACGCTATTGTCAATGCCATCGTGAGCGACGCCTATCCGACAGATAAGATGCAAGCCGTGATCAACAACTACCTGCTTGACCCTTCGGAGGAGGACACTAAGGCCGAGTTTGAGCAGATGCAAGCATTTAGGAAGAAGGCCAAGGCATACGCCAAGGACTTGCTGCAATACGTCAAGGACAACAACCTATGGCGATTTTAGTCAACACGTTTAACTTTTAGCACTTCGTTTATGAAAAAACTGAATGAGTTTATTGAGAAGGTGGGCATGGATAAGGTTGCCACTTCTTCGGGATTGCTCTCGTGGCGCTCATCGTGTCACTTGTCTTTACCAAGGCCAACCCTGGTGAGCCTGCCGCCACTTATGCCGCCTGTGGCTTCATTGGCGGTGTCATCGTGGCCATTGCCAAGGAGGCCATCGATTTCTTCTCGGGCAACCACTTCGAGAATTTTAGCCTGTCCGACATCGCAGCCGGTGCGGCAGGCGCTTTTGTGGCGTCCTTAGTAGCGTTGGTGTTATTATAAAAATACGGGAGGGCATTAGGGATGGAGAATATAGTACAGATACTCACCTTGCTTGTGTCAAGCGGCATCGTCGGCCAGTTGCTTTACTACAATTCGCGCAAGCGAAAGGAGGCCGCATCGGCCCAGAAAGACGAGGACGCTAACGCGATGGCCTATGCGGTGGAGTGGAAGAACCTCTACACGCACGAGCATGACGAGCACATGGCCGAGCGCGCGAAGCTCAACGATAAGATCGACTCTCTGTTTGAGGAACTGAATAAGCAGCGTGCCCAGATCCGTCAACTCAAGGACGACAAGAGTACGCTTATGCTCAAAAACCACGAACTGGGATGGTACGAGTGCCGCGTGAATGGCTGCCCCAAGCGCCAGCCTCCGCGCGACTACGGTAAGGAAGAAACAGACTAACATAATTAGGTATGAAAGCAAGTGATACGCTGATAGCGAAGATCAAGGAGTTTGAGGGTTACAGGTCTCGGGCCTACCGTGATGCGGTAGGCGTGTGGACTTGTGGCTACGGCCACACAAGAGGAGTGACCGCAAAGACCTCATGCACACAGGCGCAGGCCGACGCATGGTTGCGCCAAGACCTTGCTCCCATCGAAAAGAGGCTGAACGGCATCAAGGAGATTGACTCACAAGGAAAGTTGGACGCTTGCCTTGATTTCTGCTTCAACCTCGGCTTGGGCAGCTTCCTACACTCCACACTCCTAAGAATAATCAAGACAGGCAAAGATGACAAGCGCATCAAGGCAGAGTTCATGAGGTGGGTCTACGCAGGAGGCAGAAAGCTCGACGGCCTTGTTAAGAGAAGAGAATGGGAGGCCGAACGGTTCTTTCAGTAACGATAAAACGACATGGTTATGAGAAGATATTGGTTGCAATGGCTCACGCTCGCTATGCTGGCCGTGACGCTCGTGGCGCTGACAGGGTGCAGGAGCGTGAAATACGTTCCGGTCACGGAGTACAGGTACGTTAGCAAGACGGACAGCTTCATCAAGACAGACAGCGTCTATCTGCACGATAGCGTCTCTGTATTTGCGAAGGGAGATACCATCTACATGACGAAGACACGCTACAAGGACAGGTTCAAAATCGTCTACAACGACAAGTCCGTGACCGTGCACGACTCTATCCCCTATCCCGTCAAGGTGGAGGTGGAGAAGAAACAGACGTTCATTGACAAGGTGGTCATTGGATTTGGCGTGGTGACGGGCCTGTTGCTCATCGTGTTCTTCATACTCGTTGTGTGCAACTTCGCCCGAAAGCATTAGAAGAAAGTTCTTTTAGTTTTGATTTAGATAGGTTCAAGTTAGTTTTTAGGTAGGTAGTACTTCTTTGGAGAAAGAAGATTGGTTTTTATTCAGGTTAACGCACGCCCTGCTCTCCCGTGACGGGACGGCAGGGTTTTTATATTTGTTAATTTTTCAAGGCTGATATGTCGCATATACAAAAAATTTACTACCTTTGCAAATGTCAATCTGACCAAAGGAGGAACTTATGACAAAGGAAGAGGAAGGCGTTATCCTTTCATTCATGCAAGGAAAGGATGTGAGCGAGGTGTTATCGTTGTTGATTAAGAACGGCAACAGGTATTCAAGGCGCATATTGAAGTTTTTTAGGTGGTTCTGCAAGTGGGCGCCAATAGTCATCATGTGTTTTCACGCTTATGGAATGGTGGATTTCAGCACTCATCCGAGAGAAATGTTCCTCCCATACAAGGAGAATACGGCCTGTTACCTGTTCATCTACTTTATGGTGTATGTGCTACCGATAGTCATTATCTTGGCCTCCCGTTTCTTTTTCCTATGTTGGAAGTATCGTGTGCCGTTCTTTTATTATTTTGGAGTGAACGCCATCCACATTTGTTTCGGTAGCATCTTTACGACAAATGAAATGATCATGCCTCACTTTTGCTTGATGGCAATGATAGCGAGCATGTACCTGTATGGCATGGCCGACTGGTTCTTGAAGAACACGGCGATCGGAAGAAAGTTTTTCTCGTAAAAGCCTTATTGGATATGAAAAAGATGTTCAACTATTACACCTTGGCCTTGATACTGAAATCGCTCTATGAGAGCTGCATGAAAGCCTGGGAGCAACAGCAGAAGGGCGAGAAGGTAACGGCCTGTGGCATGAGCGACGAGGATATTGACGAGTTGTGTCAAGACATCCTCCCAAATATGCTCAACCCCATGATGAGCACCGAGGAGGTGAAGGAGAAGCTACGTGTGAGCGACGCCACGCTTAACAGGCTTGTGGCAAAGGGCGATCTGCCGAATGGCGAGTGCAAGAGGCGTGGCCATACGAGGTATTGGAAGAAATGGGACATTCTTCATTTTCTACGCAATAGGAAGAAGTAGTAAAACAAGAGTCAATCAATGCCCAAACGTTAAGATTTGCAGTGCTTTGTTAATAATAGCCCAAAATCCTTGCATTTTTCATTTAACAACATTATCTTTGCAACTGCAAAATTACAATTACCATGAAATCGATAATGAGCAAAACGAAGAGAAGCGCAAGCTATACCCCTGGTTTTTGGGATGGACTCGCTTCTATTTTTGGATTCGCTATACCTATTGAAGGGGAAAAGGTAAGCGACCAAGACGCAATGCGCTCAGATTGGGAAAACGTAGGTAATGACATAAGAAATGCTATGGGCAAAATATCTCTACAATGAGAAACAAGCAACAAGGATTAAGCGAAGAGACAACTACCGTTGTTTCGATGCAGCAGCATTATAGCGGTCCTCTGCCTCCTGCGCAAGAGTTCAAGGCTTATGGAGAGGTATTGCCAAACGCCCCAGAGCGCATTCTTGCAATGGCAGAAGGAGAGCAAAAACACCGTCATAAGAAAGAAATCCGAGCCTTAAACGCAAGAGCATTTGTTAGCATTCTTGGCATGCTCTTTGGAGTTGGAATAGTTATCATGTGTATATGGTTTGCGTATAAGCTCGGAATGAGCGGTCATGATTGGCTTGCTGGTTCTATTGTCGCAATTACAACCAGTTGTGCTATGATATTCGTTCTCAGAAGGAAACCCAACAAAGAATAATAAAATATTTCAGCCTGCCTCGCATTGAGGTAGGCTTTTTTGTTTCAGTAGTAAAGGATTACTTTACAACTGAAATGTTAAACATGTTAACGTAATAGGCTTTTCTTAACATGAACCATACGACGTGTTAACAAACTCCAGTTTTGTTAACATGATAGAACCGCCTATCACCTTATCTTTCTTATTATCAGCGTGTTACAAAAAGTGTGAGCGAGTTATGCACTTATCCATTATGAAGGACTAACTTTGCCTACGTAACGTTACAATAGTGTTAGTTCAAATAAGGTATAACAAGAAAGATTTTTAAGGATTATGGAAAGTAAGACTTATGTGTTTGGCAACGACAGCAACGGTCAGGGTGGCATGATGTCGCTGCTTGCTCCTTTGCTTCAACAGAGAGGGCTTGACCCCAACCTGCTTCTTGCGATGAACAAAAACGGCAACAGTTGGGGCGACGGAAGTGGTTTCATGTGGGTGATATTCCTCTTCTTCCTCATGGGTTGGGGAGGTAACGGCTGGGGTGGCTTCGGCAACAACGGCCGTGGAGGTTATGTGGCTAATGAGATTAACAACGACTATGGCCGTTCTCTTCTCATGGATGCCATTGGTGGCAACCGCAACGCTATCAGCAACCTCGCCACACAGCTCAACTGCACCGAAGGACAGATACAGGGAGCTATCAACGCCTTGTCTACTCAGATGAGCAACGTCGGCAACCAAGTGGGCATGAGCGGACAGCAGATCATCAATGCCATTCAGCAGGGCAACATGACTATCGCTCAGCAGCTTGCCGAGTGTTGCTGCCGCACCAACAACGCCATCACGGCTATGGACGGTAACATCAAGCTTGCCATGTGTCAGCAGACCGGCACGCTCAACAACGCTATCAACAACGTGCTTAACGAGCAAGAGAAGGGCTTTGCTTCATCGGCCTATGAGACGCAGCGTCAGACGTGTGCGCTCCAAGAGTCTATCAAGGCTTCCACGCAACAGATTTTGGACGGCCAGCGTGCCGCTGAAATGCGAGAGCTCCAAAACAAGATTGACAACCTGCGCGAGGAGAACTCAACGTTCAAGTCTTCAGCAATGACTAATCAGATTGTTGGTCAGGCCGTTGCTCCTATCAATGCGTTCCTTGCGAACTTGCAAAAGGATGTTGATGGCATCAAGTGCAAACTCCCCGAGACGGCCACCGTAGCTTACAGTCCTTTCACGGCCGTGCCTAATTGCGTGGCTGCACAGATGGGACTTTATGGTGTCAACTTCGCCAACAACGGAGGCTTTTGGGGTTAATCAGACAGGAGGAGCGACTATGATTTGGGGTTATCCTTTTTCATGGGTCAATCGTAGAGGTTCAGCAGCGGTGGGCTCAACTGCCGTGAAGGTACAGACGGATGCAGTGGTATTCACATTCAAGAACCACGCTTTCCTCAACGCTAACTACCGAGGAACGGTGTTCGTTAACCTCATGCAAGCGATACCGACAGGCACGACACCCACGCTGCCTATCCTCTTCGAGACCAACGGAACGACGCAGGCCGTCACAAAGTTTGGAGGAGCGGACTTGACAGTCGCCGACGTAGCTGGTACTGGTGTATATCAGCTATGGTTTGAGAGAGACACCAACACCCTGCAACTAATGACAGGGATAGTATAAACCGCTAAAGAAAGACCTATATGTTCCAAGGATTACGAGAGAACAGCATATTCTATGTGCTCGACAAGAGTAACAACTTGTCGCTAACAATAGGGCAAGTGGTGAGCGTCAGCAACCCACAGCCCAAGTTTCCAAGCTATCAGCCTGGCAGTTTCAACCCTCAGCCGTTGGAATCGACCGTGGACGTGAAGATCAAGACCCCAGACGGAGAAATGGAGTTTAAGCAACTTCCCGCCAATGGGCAGATAGCCAACTCAGGCAACCTCGTCGTCTCTGAAAGCCGTGAGGCCATGATGTCGGAGGTGGATTCTATGCTCAGGCAATCAAAGGAGGTTCTTGCAAGCAGGGACTACCATGAAAAGGTAGTTGAGAGCTGCGAGAGAATGATGGGCGTGCTCAATCCTCAGATAGCGAAAGAGAAGGCGCAAGAGAAGGAGATCGCCAGTCTAAAAGAAGAGGTTGGTGGTATCAAAGGCACATTATCGAGCATTGAGAGCATGCTGCAAAAAGCCTTGGCAAAGAAGTCTAACGGAAGCAACTAAAAGCAAGAAGCCATGTATATGACAGAAATCACAGAGAGCAAGTTTGATGAGCTTGTGGAGAATGCCGAGAAGATGCTTCGTTACGGAGGCAAGGTAATGTCTTGCCTTGACAGCATTCAGCGAGGTTCGGACAGGATGGGCGAGCGTTCACCTATGCCCGACTACCGCGACAAGTGGCGTGGCGATCGAAGCCATAGCCGTGATCGTGACCGTGATATGGACGACTACGAGCAAGAACGCTACGGAGAACGTTATGGTGGTGGCTACAACGGAGGTAGACGCTACTAAGTGATAACCGACAGGTGAGGAAATGAGTTTCCTTACCTGTCTTAAAAAGGAATAAGATTATGGGAAGATGTAGAATGCCTATGGATATTTATGACATGAAGCCCGAGGGCATGGTGGCCTATCTTCGTTATAACGGCTACCATTTCAACAAGAAGATGTGCGACTGGGCCGTAAGCCAGATGCAAAAGGTCAACAAGGCCACAGGCAAGGCTGAGCCGATTGAGCCGCTTACAAAAGATAAGGTAGACACAATGTTGCAAGAGAACGGACTGAAACTCGACAACCTCATTGGCTACGATCATGTGTATGTGGCCAACATGGCCAAAGCCGATTTCTTGGGTAGCTCCATCAGTGATGCCGCAAGTTTGGCGCAATTCGTAAAGGACATGGTCGATGATGTCGATCAGAAGGATGGCTTCATCTTCAATCGTTTCTATGCCGACTGCTGCCACAGTGGCCTGCCCATCCCTTGGGATGATGTGCTATGACAAAGTGCGATGTCTATTTAGAGAAATACAAGTGGTCTGTGACTTGCTTCATAGGCTACGAGCCTGAGAATGCCGTATTCCTGTGCCAACAACTTGCCAGCATTGGTTGCAGTAATGATGCGTTACGGGAGGCCTATGAGCATTTGATGCAAGGCGGTGACGAGCGTGGCCTTACCTATTCTAATGTCAAGGACAGAAGAAGCGTTGTCGCCATTGGCCTATCCACCACTCATGCCGATATGGTTAACACCGTAAGCCACGAGCTCTTTCATGTTGTTGCCCATATCTGCGAAAAGGACGGCATAGATATGCTAAGCGAGGAGCCTTGTTATATTATGGGGACGCTTACTGAGAGCGTATTTGAACAATATCTTAAACCAAATTTTTAGATTATGAAGATGTTAATGAGCAAATTGAACATTTGCACTAATGAGCAAGCAGTAGAACGAGCGCTTGTTGTTATTGCCGATGTTTACGACCGCTGTCTCACAGAGGAAGAAAAGAAAGATCTGAATGCTAAAATTCAAATGGTTACAATCGGAAACCATTTCGATGCAGAAACGGCACGTGAACGTATCGCTTCTATGTTCTATGTAGATAAAGACGCAAATGCGATTTTCGCGCCTTTCATATCAGAACGAGAAACTATTGAACTCTATAACGAGTTTAAGGAGCAAGTAAAAGGGTATAACTTATATGATTACATGGTTGTACTCAACGATACCATTGCTAATTTTCACAATCTGCTTTACACATGGTGGCCTAACGAGGATTGGGATGTGATGCTTCTAAGATTCAGTGAGATAGCTGTAAATTGGCTTAACGATGATGATACGCTATTTCCTGGCGAAAAGGCATGGAAAGTGTTAGGTATCAAATAATATAAAGGCCAGTAGCCGACTTTTGACTACTGGCCTTTACTTATTTCAATAATTCGATATTCAAGCCCTTTTTGGCGACTAAAACAGGCTTCCCAGTCGCTTTCATTACTTTGTCAGCAAATAATGCTCCATTCCCGTTATTCTCACTCACATGAATAAGAATAATAGCTTTGGTATGTTGCAGATTATTGCCGGACAAAAAATTCAGCCCTCTTTGCAAACTCATGTGTGTTGCTTTAATGCGCAACCCGACTTTCTTAGGGATGATTCCATTCTCTACGCTCTGATCCACTAATTCGTTTGTATGGTTGCATTCCATCAAGATATAATCAAGTGGGAAATTGAAATTATATTTAACATGATGAGTGTCAGTAAGGAAAAGTAGGTTGCCGAAATCTTCGTGGTAGACAATAAAACCACAGGGTTCATTAGTATCATGTTCGGTATCGAATGCTTTTACGATAAAGTTCCCGACTTTGAATTCGACAAACAAAGGTATTGCGCAGTAATGGAAAGTTCCTACGTTAACATGACATTCCTCCAGCGTACCCTTTGTAGCGTAAACATTAAATGATTTGGCATATTGCTTAATAAATGCCGCATGATCCCCATGACTATGCGTTATCAAACATCCGTTAACTTTGCCAACATTGTTATGCAACGCTTCTACCGCGTGTCGGTAGTTTACCCCGCATTCGATTATTAGAGCTTCGTGCTCATTTTGCAATATGTAGCCATTGCCTGAGCTTCCGCTTCCTAAGACGGTTAATTCCATGTGTTTTTTCGTTAAAAGAAAAGGGGAGCAAGAAGATTACTTACTCCCCCATATTTAAAAACTATGACAAATTGAACATATCAGGCATCTTCTGCTTACCAATAGGCTGTATCTTAGAAGATGTTTCAGGAGTGATTGGTTTGTTCCCCTCTGGCTTGCTGACCGAAACTGGGGCATCCGTCGTTGCTGTGCCTGTGTTCATTCCCATTGATTGAGAATTAGCTTCTTTCTGCTCTTTCAATTGGGCGTGGGCGAGCTTCTCTTCTGCGGAAAGCTGTTCAATGTTATTATCAGTGACCTCGGTGTAATCCATATCTTCGAGTTCTTCTTTGACAGCGACACCGCATAGAATCTCAGGGCAGTAGGCGCTTTGAAAGCGCGTCGCTGCGCGATAACGTAGCATCTGCTCAGGCTCAGCTTTCCAGTTACTTCCTTGTCTATCATACCAACCTTTCCGTTTGGCAATATCGATTGTTATCAAAGAACCTTTGAGGACTTCTCCTTGCTTGTCAATTGCATAGGCACGACATCCCCAATTGTCTTTGCCTTCTTCGCCGACAAATTCGTAGCGAAGGGACGATGCGAATAATCCACTCGCATTGATACAAGCGATAAGGAATCTTGCAGAGAAACCAGGCTGCCCGTTGACAACGTAGATATTTTGCATGATCATCAATGGATTAGTGTGCATTCTCAGCGCCAAGTCAATCGCTATCATGGTGTTACCTACATTGCTTTGGAAAGCCTTAGGAACGATAGTCGATGAAGCAAGCGCCTGAGACATCTTGAAACCTGTAGAAAAACTCTCTTGGTTCGCAAACATGTTGAGAGTTGTAGTCGGGGTGATTACCGAAACTCCGTTATTTTCAGTCATATTATTGTGTAATTATAGAGTTAAACATTCTCGATTCTGAAAGGTTCACCGTACTTGCATTGTAAGTAGATGGTCTGTTGATCCGACGGCAACGCGTTTTCAACAGATTCTTTTCTGTCAACAAAGAGAGGAACATGAATATCCTTAGCCTTGGCTATGCCATTGATAATATCAATACCCATGTTAATCACAGTGCCATCATTGGTATTGTTGTAATCAACACCATTGGGATCTATGGCCGTACATATCTCCTTCTCATCATCGTTGGTGATATTCTGCTCATAGAATTTCCAGCGAATGAGTGAAAAATAAGCATTAACCTTGCTCTCAACGATAGAGATTTTCGCTTTCTTGTATGCCTTGATCTGGCGTATGACTTCATTGCAATCAGCGATAACCTGAGCAAGTTCGCGTGATCGAGCGTCAAGCTTCTTTTTCTCTTTCTCAATGCGCTCGTTCGTGTCTTGGGCTGACAAACGCTTGATAAGCTCATCATGTTTCGCTGAAAGTTGAGCCTTCTTCTGCTTATTCTCTTCCAAGGTTGAGTCTATCTTAACAACAGGTTGGGTAGCCTCGATTGCTTGTAAATCTTTGTCCGCGTCAACCTTTGCTGAACTTTGCTCCCATGTTTCCTGTTGAGCATCCATACGCTTCTTAACAAGCGTGTTGTAGGCCTGCTGCTTCTCCTTAAGGTCATTCTCGTCACCCAAAGAAGTCATTTGCTTATAGGTGTTGATTCGGCCTTTGAGAACGATTATCTGAATACGCTTCTCGGAGGCAGCGTTCTGTATCTCTGCCAATTGCTTAGCTTTGCAAGTATTAAACTCGCTTACAGCGTTCTCATACTCTTTCTCTTTCATCGTGTCCGTATAAGGACGACCACAAACGGGACAAACATCTGTTTGGGTAAAGTTAAATTCCTTCTCGTTAACATCTTTCCATTGTTTAGTCAGGTTCTCGAACTCTTCTGTCAAAGTTGCAAGTTTTACCCCATCTTGCACATTGAGGTCTTTGTGTTCTTTGACCTTAGCTTGTGACTTACGCAACTCCTCAGATGCGGCACTTACTTCTTTGAAGAGGGTATCTACTTTTTTGTAATGGTTATCTTGCCAAGTCGTGCGAGCTTTGTTATAAGCATCTTTTGCAATAGCGAGTTTTGCGGCATATTCTTTCTGCTCGCTCGTATTTGTTACAACGCCTTGAAGCATTGTATCGATGTCGGCAATCTGCTTATTTATATCGCTTACTTCTTTTGCGATCGTAGCGAAATCATCATCTACACGCAATGCGTCTTGTGCATGGACCTTCGCAGGTATCATCAGCAACTCATCATTGGCCTTTTTGCGTGTAGTTTTTTGCTGGATAAGCATATCGGCAATATCCTTATGCTCATCAACGACACCATGATGGACTGCTGGATAATCTTGCATAAGCGCTTTTTCATCAATCTCTCCAGCGAGTGACATTAGGATGCGGCGGCGGATGTCGATTTTGTAGCTCCAAAACAAATTGATGTTTGAAAGCATGAACCAGTCGTCATAGTCGCAAAGACTACTTAGCTTCTCCTTAAAAGCAGTGACAGAGTAGGGTACTTCATCAATGATGCGAGTTTGTGTTGTGCCAAGAAACTTCTCTTCGACAGTATCTTTAGCTTTCCAACGCTCTGATAAGCGACGTTCAATCTTTATATCTCTCTCATCGTTGAAGTTAATGACAATAGTTACCGAAGTTTCGAGTTTATGGATAATTTCATTGTTGCCATCCAAAGTCTGAACCGTTGTGTCAGGACGACTCGTTACTCCGAACAAACACCATAAGTAGGCATCATAGACAGTTGATTTTCCTGTCTCGTTTCCTCCGCTGATTAATGTGTTGTGGAAGAACTCTAATTCTTCGCTCCGAACTTTTTTAAAGTTCCGCAACACCATAGATTTCAATTCGATTTTCATACTTACAATTTATCTTTAGATATTGTTTTCTTTATGCGCTCACAGATCTCATTCACAAAAGAAATGTCTGCGACTTTTGAGCTATCAATCTCTTGTTTTTCGATCACAGCTCTTTCGGTAAGTTGATTTGCTCTCTCCGTATCGAAGTTGCGTAGTGCGATCATGATATTTTGAGGGTTAATTGTTCGCCCGACATATAATGTACCATAACCACCAGCTACAAAACTTTCAAAGAAATATGTGAGTTCGCTTGCTGAAAGGTAGAAATACGTGTATCGTATTCTCCTTGCTATCATGATAATCTGTATGCTGGCGACTTGCTCTATCGCTCCACATATGCGAAACACATCAAGCAGTTGCCCTTTTATCCAATCAAGAGAAACGCCTTGACCTAACTCTTTGTCTATTGATATAAGTGAATTTTCATCATTCATAGCTTCGTTCAAAGATATGATAGGCAATAGTCGTTGACTAATCATTGGAAACCGCTTAACAAGCAAAGAAGCCTTATTAGTCGGAGCTAAAGACTTCGGCTGCTTTTCGAGCAAATAAGATGCTTGATTTTTTTTGTTGTTGTTCTGATTCATCATACACTGAATAGATTTCATCCTCCCAACATCTGCCATTCAGATATGTAAGAGGGTCTTTCTGATACACTTTATTTGTAACGGATGCTACATATTTAGGAGTAGCAGTAATACAAGCCTGTCTATCCTTTTTGCTCATGTGTAGCCACTTCTTTAAGCACTTAGGTTTGCCTCTTTTCTTATTATAGAGGTTCCACCATTGCTCAAACTCGTCGTTGACAACAGCAATTGATTGTGGAGGTATGACCTCATAGCCATTAGCTTCAAGCAAAGCAATCGCACCTTTCAATTCGTCTTGATTCATTGGTTCACCTTATTAAATATATTCTCCTGCCCAAAATCGGGTTATCTCAGATCCTGTGACAACGGTTTGGCCGTTTGGTCGAATGATATTCTTCATGATGCCAGACTTGATGTAGCGATACAGTGTAGTCGGGCTTACGCCAAGTATTCGAGCAGCCTCGCTAATCGAATACCGCCATTTAGGCTTTACGTTAGGTTGTTCATTTACCATCTTCTTTCATGTTATTCCGCCGCAAAATACCATAGATAGCAGCTTCTGTGGCGTAGTTAAAGTCACTCATTGTGCGACGCACAGCCTCCGACTTTAAGAGGCCGTGCTTAATGTACTTTCCTACGGATTCGCACACTTTCCGTTCTTTCTCTTTCTGCGAAATGTGTTTAATTGTCATTTTTTAACTATCAAATAATATATAAATTAATATATTCTTTCTACTTTTGCATAAGCGAAATAGATTTATGTCTTAACGACACCGCAAAATTAATAAATTCTATTCATACACGCAACAATATTATTAATAAACTATTAGTTTTTATATTATTTTATATATTACAATGGAGACTTTCAAAGATAGAGCGAAAAAAATATGCGAATACGAAAGAATGTCAATGGCTAAGTTCCAAGAAAGCTTAGGATTGAGCATTGGGCATTTTTATAACACGAAGCATCTAACACGTAAAGTCGCGAAATTGATCGAAGAGATTTATCCTGAGATCAATGTTGATTGGTTGGCGACAGGAAATGGGCAGATGGTTAAGAACGGAGCACTACCAAAGTATGCTACCGAAGGAAACAACAATTGCATCCCATTGCTTCCTCTCGTATCACAGGGAGCGATACCAAATGCTATTGAAACAATCTTAGCAGAAAATGACTGCGAGAAGATAATCACCCCGATACAAGGAGTCGATTTAGCTGTTTCTGTATACGGTGATAGCATGTCGCCTGAATTGCCAAATGGAAGCAAGGTGCTCGTCCAGAAGATCAATGATGCCGCATTCGTAGAATGGGGTTGCACATATTTGCTTGATACTGTTAACGGCATAGTGCTTAAAAACGTTTTCCAAGGCAAAGATAACGCAGATGAAATCATTTGTCGCTCTGTTAATCCTAATTTTGCCGACTTCACTGTGTCCATTAGTGATATAAGGGCATGGTATAGGGTTCGCTGTTGCATTATCATAAAGTGA